GTGTAAGACTGTGACATACATTAGGTTGCATGTCATTCCATTTATGAGACGCAAACCATTCATACTCATCTGTCGTAACACTTACGTTCGCGTTGAACATTATTTCCTTTCTTATTGAGTCGTTTACTATTGATTTACAAAGCAGTCTTGATTTCCATCCACCGTTAAGCAAATCAATAATGTGCTTCCTACTCCATGTTGACCATCCATTGGGTGACATCATAGCGTGAAGAACTATGACGCCATCTATTGAATACTCACAGCAGTACTGACACCACAGTTGATAAATTATCTTTGCTGTGAACTGATTACTTATGTAGACCCTACCAAGCGGAGAGTCTACATAGTAACAGACAGGATGATAAGTACTCCGTCTTCTTGATGGCATTAGAACTTAGGTGGACTTGATGTCTTGTGTCTTGCCATACAATGTCCACATTTCCAAGGAGGAGTCCAATCACCTTTAAGGAACCAATCAACAACATCTACAACGTAAGGCTTTTCATATTCTGACCAGTTGTATTTTGTTTCTGATTGCGGAGTTCTCCAAAGTAATGTTGGTTTATCTTGATCTGCTTTGCTTACATACAATTCATCAATGGTTTTTAAATTTTCAAAATGATTTGTCTTTCCTTCTTGTGTGTTCGGCATTTTAAATGATGTGATTTTTAATTTCCATTTAGGCCACGTGAGTGTAATGATTCCACTTGGTGATATCAATGGCTCTATTTGTTTCCATCCCTCTTTAAGTTGTGGATCTGCATCTGACTGCATCTCATTCATTAACGAAACTAATTCTTCTAACATAATTTCCTTTCAAGATATTGATTTGTAATACATTAGTATATCAGTCACACATGCATTCTTCTTCCCAACCCTTGCAACACTCGCATGGTGTGTAACCCATTGCTTCTTTGTCTTCATCAGTCAACTCTTCATTTACTCGTTGCACTTCGTCAAAGTAACCGTCTTGTCTGGACATAGTGCCAGCAAAGCACATGCCGGGTTCTGAGTAATGCATTGCAAAGTTAAGCTTGGGATACTTTGCACTCATGGTTATGAACCACTCACGTGGTGGACCCCATGCTGTGTCAAACGAATACCGTAACTCGTTATCATTACCAATACTCTCCAGTATGCATCCGTAACATGCATTCCATTTAGTCCCCCAGTTGGACAGAGACCATGTGTACCAGTTGTTGCCATCTTCTTCATCTGGCATTGGCACTGAGCCATTGAAATCTACTTGGTAAAGACCATGTTTATCTACAGTTGTGTTTTCTGTTTGCCATTTTGTTACATCGTCGATGTTGTCACCAGAAACAATAAATGTGTTAACGCACCAATTCGGCATTGTGTTACTCCTTAACCGTAAACTAACTCACCAAAGCACAACTCCTGCACAATGCAGTCGATGATGTCGTAGTCAACATTCTGTGGCTCTAAAAACGTACGATCACCAATTGACCAGCATTTACGCAGGTGTTCCAATAGATTTAGATCTGATATAAGATGTGTTTCACATTCATCATCAATAATCTCAAGCACCCAGTTTGTATCTGTATGTTCAACGGTGCGTACATTCTTGACCCAATCGTTGTATTGGATCATGTCCATCATCATCTCGTACCACCACTCCGTGTTGATGGATTGAATAGTAAACGTCATGTGTTCAGGTGTGTAATCATTTTGCATCTCTATTAATCTCCTTTATTGCTTGTGTAAGCCGATCCCAATTCGTACCAACGTGAGCATCAAATGTGTCGTGTAATACTTCGACTACACCCACCCATTTATCCCAGTTGTCTGCTGCAGACTGTGCTAGTTCATACCCAGTTGGGTATCCACTATCATGTCTTAGTTGCAATGCAAAGTCGTATGGTCCCCATATCTCAATGTAAAACTGCGGGTATTTCTCCCGCAGCCATCGCAACTCGTTCTGGAAGTTCTCTTCGTCTTGATCAATCTCTTCTACTGTCAATGTGTTACCCAAAATTCTGGTTCTTCTAATTTGCATGCAAAACCTAGGTCATGCGCACTAAATATGTCATTCCACTCGCTGTATGTAGAGTCACAGATGTATTCCCACATAGCCTCATTAAATTCTTCTATGGTGCGTTCGTGGTACACGGACTGTACTAAGGCAATGAACTTTGTGATTTCATCCTCGGTAACTTTTACTTCTCCTTGTGCTTCTTCTTCACTGATAAAGCGACGTATTGCTGCATCGGTATATCGAATAAGGGACGTATTAAAGATACGCCTACCAAGGGCTGCCATAAAGTATGCGCCATTGGCTGGTGATAGGCACTCACCGTCTTTGGTGTAGTGCCCTTGTCCGTCCCAGTGGTCAGTTGACCACTCGTCGTAATCTGCTATTGAATAGAACATGTTTATTTACCTCGTGTTTATTGTGTTTAATTAAACCCACAGAGCAGCTGAGCCGTGGGCACGGATGACAATATCGCTATCGCCATCACAGCGTAGAGATGCAGGACAAGTGTCGCATGTAGTATGCATTTTCAGCATATTCCGCATTACTCGCATCTCGTTAATGAATGGATCGCTTGGGCATTGTTTGGCGCCACGGGCATAAGCAGTGTGGCGCTTGTCAATATATCCATCGTGTGGACGAACTAGAAACGTACCCCAGCCAGCCTGTTTGGCTTCCCATCGATCAATGTATGAGTCACATGATGCTTGAAGTACACCACGGAACGGCTTGGCTACTGGCATACGCCATTGATGTGTATAGCCAGTATGACCAAGCTCATAGCGTAGCATGTCACCCCAGATTGGGAATGGCACGGCAACAGGGTCACCGTATGTACCCATTCGTAGTTTCTTGCCAGCAACTACCTGAATAGTAGCGGCAACAGTGCTAGACACAATAGGTATATTGCCCTTTTGAAATGACTCCCAGACAGCTGAAGTACCCTTGCCGATGTTGACGTAACACGTACGTACATCCTTGATTTTAGCAGTACGTGTGTGACGCTTGCGTCGCTTGCGGTGTGTACAGTTACCACAGATACAACCATCAAGTAGTTGGTCAATGGCAACTTGTGGATGAATATCACGCATGATGATGTATGACTGAATCATGTCACCAGTCTTGATGTTCCAGTCCTCATTGTTAGTCTGGCAGTTAGACATGACACATATGATGCGCGAACGTCGATCCAGCTGGCTAACGCCGTCATAGATGCAGTACGAGTTGTACTTGGGCTTCATGTGTTTGCCATTGTGTACATTGGTGAAAAGGGCTGGATTTGCATCCAGCCCAAACTTAGCGAGGTATTGTTGTGCTGTCATTAGTTTCTTTCTCTATCTTTGTTTTCTGCTACATGGTCTAGGTAGTTTGTTATTGCGCCTTCTTCTGTCCAGTTGGCGTCATATGTCTCATCTTCTGCTCGTAATGTCTTCATTACCTCCTTCCAATTCACATCACGTAGCTCATTGTTGAGAACGTCAGTGATATAAATGTTTGCGACGCCATCAATCAGCTCGCCATACATTTCCTCAAAGTAATTTTGAAGATTTGTTTCATCAACATCTTTGCGTGTGCTTGCTGGCTCATCGTAATACCAGTTCTCTACTTGCTCCTGATGATGCAGATAAAACAACCACGTTGCGTAATTAGTCCAGCCGTTATATGTACTCATTTGTTTTGTCTTCCTATCTCGTCTTTCGTTGTTCTTAATTCTGTATATGTGTTGTTGAGACAACTTGTATTTAGCTGCAAGTGCAACTACACTTACGCCGTTGTTTGCTTGATGTCGTATTGACGCTGTTTGTTCAGGCGTAAGTTTTTTGAGTGGCATTATTCGTAATGTGATCTTTCTGTTACTTGATTCTCACCGGGAAACTTCTCGATGATTACGTTGTATGAACTTGGTCCATCATAACCATAGTCATCAATGTCTTCGCCTCGTGCATCAGCACGTTCGATCTGACGTAAACAGTGTTCCCCGTCTGCTATTTTTGCTTCATAGTTTAATTGTGAACACCTTTCCTGCAGTTTTGTTTGTAGACTCTCTGCTGCATCTCGATTGCTGCATCGTACATACTTTCTAAGTATGTACAAGTTACCCCACCAACCTCCTTCCTCTGGGCCACCATAATACGGCTCAACGCTGTACAAAGAGACAATGCACTCTTCAGCTTCTTGTGAATCAGCAATAATCTCATCCCATGCTTGTATCATTATGTTGTCACTCATGTTTTTAACTCCATAAACTCACACACCGCCAGAGCTTGTTTCTTTGACTCAACTGTTATTGGTGCTAACACTTCAGCAAAACCTATGACTGCATGGCGTTGACTCCACATGGAGCAGTCAGTATCATTGACGTGCCACTCTACACCTTGACGTAGTCTCTTACATCCGATTTCTGTAGCAAGTCTGCGCCTAATCTTGATAAGGCATGGCTCACCGTAATGCGGTTCGATATACATGCAAACTAAATCGTTCGGGGTGTTATCCCCGAACGTATTCCAGAATGTGTATTTGATAGGTCTAAATTCAAAACTCATTTCTTTTTCCTTCTATCAACTGTGATGGTTACAAACTCTTCATTAACATTCCATTCAATGAATTCGTCTGCACACTCAAGACAATATTTAGCATCTCTCTGTACCCATGAACGCATGACACCTAAAAAATACTTCTTATCTTTCTTTGAGCAGTTAGTCATGCGATAGAAATGACGTGCCCAACGCAATACGCCGGGTGCATTAAACATTGGAACAGAAACGAGTTTTAGTTTTTTCATAATTAAATTCCTCTTAGTGTGTTTGCTTCTTGTTTTATCAAGTCTTGTACTATCTCAATCAATAAATCGCTTGGCCCATCAGCTTCAACAAGCAGATCAATGCTTGCTATTTGTGCGGCTTCAGCTATTTCTTGTGGTGTGTAATCGTAGTCAAGGTCAAAGTATTCCCAAAGACTAAAGTCAGGTAGATCAGTACTGTCAAATCCGATAGTCTTTGTCAGCATCTCATCTACGAGTTTACGAAACGTTGGTTCTGTGTATTTCATTGTGTTTTTCCTTAGCTTTATTGATGTACTCTGCAACCTGATGAAAGTCTAAGTAACCTGTTACAGAATCATCATCGACGTAATCATCTGGTGTAATCAAAGCACATTCAAACAACTTTTCATCTTCTCCATAACTAACCAGTTGTTTGCAGATAATAGACACTTGATATCCATCATCAAGTTTGATTTTGCGTTCATACCATTGTCGATACATTATGTTTTCCTCTATATTGTGTAGTTGTGCGTTGTTAGTGAGACGCACCCCTCACATCTAACTAGTCCTTGTAGGACAGACGTTGGTAGTTAGTTACAATCGTCTTGCTGACTTGCTTCTCAAAGTCTGGCATTGCCGTAGCAACATACTTCCAGAAGTCAAAGGCAATAGTCGGCAACTTCACATCTATAATGATGCGCTCCAGTGTCTGAATCGCCTCATCAATCTGCTCTTCAAGAGTCTCGCTGTTAAGCTGAACCTTGATGATCTTATTCATAAATGACGATGTTTCACGGCTATCCTTGTCAGGACGCAATGTCATAGTCACTTCAATTTGAACAAGAGGAATAGGATGAAGAGTCTTCTCTTCACCATTAGCTACGTCCATACGCAGCTTGTACTCCATTGATATGTGATGCCCGTTGAGTTCAACGGTATCTGTATGTGAACATGTATGGTAGCCACCATATGAGTACAAGGTACCGTCTGCTACTTTTGCAGGAACAGAGAGAAGATTCTCGCGGAAATACTTTGTGTATATTTCGATAGACATGATGTGTTTCTTTTCTATGCGTTGTCAGTGAGGCGCACCCCTCACACAAACATTAGATAGCAATTTTGATGTTGAACGAAAACTCGTGGTCCGTTATGTTTTCTTGAGCTCTTATGTAATTCATTATCATTATTGATTCAACTTCCTCAAGATTGAGAGTTACCTCATCAAGATCAATTAATACATAATTGAGTGAGTTACCAAGAGCTTTAAATCTTTCCCACATATGATCGTAATGATCTTTTGTTATTAATTTCTCTTTTAATAACTTTTCAAGTACAAGTGAACCGTACAACACTACAGGTACAAATCTCATTTTAAAATACTTTCCTTCTACTTACTTTAGCTTTGTCAGTTACAATGTTCATGTAAACAATCATGAACGGCTCAAATTCATATGTATGCTCAAGGCATCTTGAAATCCTGATGTGCATGATTTCTGGTTGCATGTATACAAGATAACGAGCCACTGTTTTTGCGACAGTGGCATTATGAAAGACACCAACAGGGCCGATTGCTCGGCCCTGAAAGTCATACTGTTGATTGTGGTATGTATATTTAGACACTGGTAGTATCTACCTCCTCCCATCCTGCAGGTGTAGGTCGTGGCATTGGCGTGATTGCCGACATCCACTTATTGAATGACTCTTTCTCAAACATGTTTGGCTCCTCGCCAAGCCAGTCATTGAATCCTTGTGCATTGCGTGTGTCGTATGGAACGTGTGCATTTGCAAACCTGAGCAACTCACACAGATTAGTCTGTGCTATGTGATCGAGTTTGTCTTCAAAGCCAGGCTTAAGCATAATCATCGCGGCAAGACCACCACCGGGGTGGATATGTAAGTAAGCGAATCGCAGGATGATAGTCCTGTAATGTGTTAGGTCAGTCATTGTGTTTTTCTTTCATGCGTTGTTGGTGAGACGCATCCCTCACGTCTAACTATGGGATGACTACGATGCCGTGTACTTCTGCAACTTTGAGTTGATAGACGGTGGCAACAAAGTCATTGATCCATTCCTTAAGATCAAGGTAGTTGTATGTCATGTCAGTATCAGTACTTGAATACTCGACATTGACATCATTAAGATAACCATGCGCTGTCAGTGTCCACTTGTTGTCATGTATCTGAATGTAGATTGTGTACACAGCAGAAGTCATGCGTTCATAATGCATATGTAATCTGACTTCAAGTACGCCATTGATAGTCGATCGATGCTTTGACCTACCATTCTCTGAGTTATGGAACTCAACGCCCGTGATGAGGGCGTCAGCTATCTCGTAGGCCTTAATTACGTTACGTGCCAACTCATGGGCACTGATGATTTGTTTATTCATTTTCTGTCTCCTTGTCAATACGGTTTTGTGCTTCATTAATTGAATTAAAAAACCACCCTATTAAAAATATGATGGATAACATTGTTATGAATATGCATATGATGATTGTCATTTTCGTCTGTTCCTTTTGTGTGCGAGCATTCTAACTTCGCCGGTGCCTTGATCTCCGCTACGTTTATATGAGTCAAAGGCAGGATGAATAGGTTCTCCTGTAGGGAGAAGATCTATTGGCAGTTCATCAAGGATGCCACCTTTCCATTTACCATTGGACATGATGGTTACTCGTGGGTATCTGACCATGACTCTACGGTCTTGTGGTCTTGCCCATTGATTGTTGGGCGCTTCCAATGATGTGATTATTCCTATGACATCTGGGCGTCGTACATTGCGTACGTTCTGTCCTACTCTCAGCTCCATGTATTACCTAGCTCCCATTGTCCATGGACAATATATAGTTAAATTAATTATCATTCAATGTAATGAGGGTTACTAAATTTAGACCCTCCCGGTTACTATTTTTGGGAGGGTACTAATTTTTAGACCCTCCCCCTTACTTGATGCTACGTTGTGCTATGCGTGTCATCACGTGTGCAGCTGACTGGATAATCAGCAGTTCACTTGGTGTGATGTTCATGTTGTCGATGACGAGTTTGTACATCTTAACGATGTTGCCTTGTGCCATGTTCCAGACCCATGTTGCGGATTTGACACCGGCCATTGCAGAGATCTGATCGTTGGTGTAGTGGACGTGCATGAACTGCAATGCTTCCATCGCAATGGGGTCGAGTGTTTCCTTGCGGAGAACACTCTTGTCGATGATGCCTTGGCGTACGAGTGTACGGAGCTGTGCTTCCGTATAGTTCTTTGTGTCGATTGTTACTTTCATTTCTTTATCCTTACTAGGTAGTCGGCTACTGTCATGTCTACGATTACTGATGCTGATTCGTAGTATCGAACGTGATGTCCATCATCCACTGATTCCAATGGGCATCCGCATATGTATGCAGTGTTTTGTGTTGCTTCTTGGTATTCTTTGAGTACGCCTTGTGCGACAAAGAAGTCTTTGCACATGATCACGTGTGCAATGTTGTGGTAGTCCATATGTACTACATATGTGCCCTCCTCGTATTCATCGTTCGCTTCATCGTAGTGTCCGCCCTCAGTGAAGAGGGCGTATGCTACTGGTACGGTGGTGGTCGATGTACGTTGGTCTATTGTGTAGACCTTTGGTTCTGCATCAAGGATGCGGAATTCTGATGGGATGATCATAGTGCTTGCAATGTCCTTAGTTGTTTAACGAGGTCACCGACGGGATTGAGCATAGCATTCATTGCTACTTCTCCGATGCCAATAACGTATGTGTCACACAGTTGTTCTACTGACTGCATGTATCGGTCAACGTATTGGTCGCGTGATGTCACTGACCATGCGTTGATGTCGGTGTCGTATTGCCATGCGGCGTACACCTTGATCGCGTCGAGTGCTTGTTCTCTTGTCATTTCTTTTTCCTCATACCGTAGAGAGCTTCTACGTCTTTGCGTTTACCGTCCATCATTTCACGCATGATTGCGTCATCCATTTGCCGGATGAGGTCACGCTTGCGAGCGGTCGCAGCAATAACCATAGGGTGGCGTAGATCGCCGTACATTTTATGTAATTGATGTTCTGCATCACGTGCAGTGTTTACATCTATTTTGATTTCAAAAGAATTACGCATTTGTTGGTGTGCCTCCAGACACGCAAAAAAGAAAAGCCACCACCCGGAGGTGATGGCCTGTGTATTGATTAGTTGACTTGCGCGATAGCGTCCGCGTTAGCGTCTTCGTCTTGCATTGACGCGATATGGGATTCAAGTTCCATGATACGCATATTCTGTCCGAGCATTGTAAAGCATGCGCCAATGATGAAGATACATGCGCAGAACCACGCCTTGATAAGGGTGGCTTCAAACGCGGTGAGGTTCTTGAGCTTGAGTAGTGATGTCATTGTTGTTATCCTTGTGTATGCGTATAAAGGTCGCTCACCTATTGTTCCCCACTAGGGAGATAACTAACCGTGGAATCGAACCACGGGAGGGTGACGTTGCCATCACCCTCACCATTGTTAGTCGTTGTCGTTGTCGTGATCGTACGAGAAGTCGAGACCCTCGCGTTCAATCTTGGCTAGCCGTGCTTTCCAGTGTTGAGTGATGAACACCTTTGCAACGCGCTCATACATCTCAATCTCAAGCGGGGTGAGAACATCACAACCCCTACGTGGCATAGTCATGAAACCAATCTCGACACGCCCTTGGAAAGGCTTGCCCATGACGGTGCAATCAGCTTGCGTATAAAAGCACCAGTGTCCGTTGTTGAACTCGAACCCATACTTGTAGTCATCAGTATGCTTGGACATTACGCTCTCTTGGAGATACTCGTATGTGTTCATGATGTTGCCATCGAACTCGTTCGTGTGGAGTACTTGGAATGCATGGTCAACACGATCCATGATCTGAGCACCAAGGGAAATCATCCACCAGTAGATGGGTTCACAACGGGTATCACTGACACCCTCAAAACATGCATCGAACAATTCTTGCGTGTCACTCATGATTGCTTTCGCAGCCGGTGAGTACAAGATAGCGTTAGCGAGCATTACCCGCTGACCGTGAGCGACAATAGCGTTACGATGCTCAGTCAACTCGTACTGTAAGTGCAACGCATTCTCAAACGAACGTGTGTTCAATCCCATTACTAACCTCCATACAAACAAATACTCCCTAGCACTGAACGCACTAGGGAGAAAGTAAGTGATTATAAAAAAACTACCCGGTATGTTCTACCGGGTAGCCATCCCCTAGCCTGTGTAGGGGATGAACTCTTTCGTGCTCTTCTCACGAGTCGCAGAGGCGTTGAATCTCTTACGAGCCGCCTTTTGCTCATCCGTGAACGTGACCGTCGTGCTCTTCACCGTCTTGTGCTCAGCGAAGAACACAAAGTAGTGCTCATACTGGGCGCGGGTACGTCGATTCGATGCATCCGCTACTTCAGGTGCAGTGTATGCCATAAACGCTTCAGCCAACTTCGCGATACGCTCGCCGTTTGCCGTGGTTACATCCATATCGAACGCTACGCACGCGTCAAGCAAGTGATTGAATGCACGTTTCACTACCGTAGAATCCATCGATGTAGAATCTAGAATACGCGCGATACCGTCAAGTGATACCGCGATGTTGCCGTCAAAACCTTCGCGCTTTACAGCGTCCGTGAAAACTGTAGACATTGTCTAATACCATCCTTTAGTTGTTTTGTTGTTTTGTTTTGTTTTGTAGAATGCGAACGGGCGATAGGTTACATGATTCGCTACATCATGCTACTTATCGCCCGCCCGCATACCCGAACCAGCGGTTCGAGCCTACACCATAAATAACCCAACAGTTGGGTTGGACCTAGTTGTGTGGGGTGGTAACCCCGGTCCGGTGGGTGGCATGGCAACCCCCTACCCTCTCTCAGTCAACCTATATGGGACTCCGACAGATATAATCTCAGCTCTTTTCTATATACTTCTCCCTCTGGAGAAACACTACCACCCCATCAAAATGAGCCTCCCCTCTTTAATGTTCTATGCTATAATGTATTACACCTACAAAAGGATGGAAGATATGTACTTGATCAAGACTGGTAAAGATAGCGACGTTGAAGTGAAGATGTTGGTTGGTGGTAAGTATGAGATTACCCTTGGTGGCAATAAGCATGTCTGCAATAATCTTGCTGATGCGGCCACAATGGTATATGTATTACGTAACGATGGCCATAAGGTTCCATCTAGGTTCCTCATTGACTTCCAACAGACTGCACTGTCTGAGCTTGCAATGGAAAAGGCTCCTGTCGAGTGAACTGGTTTAACCTAATACGGTTTAAAGATGCACCTGATATGTATCGTCCGCAGAAGGCGACTGATGGTGCATCAGGATATGACCTATTTGCCCACGTGGCGTCTGCTGTGAGGATTGATCCCGGCAAGCGTACAACTATTGCAACTGGGTATGGAGTGCGCCTAGATCAAGGCTGGGAGGCTCAGGTACGTAGCCGTTCTGGACTAGCGCATAAGTATGGTGTATGGGTGCTTAACTCTCCCGGTACCATCGACAGTGACTACACTGGACAGATCTTTGTGATACTTCAAAACTCAAGTGATGAACCATTTTTTGTACAGCCCGGTATGCGTATTGCGCAGCTTGTTATTAATACTGTTCCTGTTGTTGTCCTTGCATTGCCTGTTGATGGCGACTTGTTTGATGATGGGGATAGTGTTCGGGGTGACAAAGGATTAGGATCCACGGGGTTATAATGGCGTATTACAATCAGAGTGACCTGCAGCCTGTACATGCAGCTGACGCTTGGAACCTTGACAGGTATCTTTTTACAGCTCTTGCTTACATTGCTAGGGCTGGCAAGAAGGATGGTTCCTCGTACGACGAAGATGTGCTTAAGGCGCTGTGGTTTTTGGCATACGCATTAACCAAGAACTCAAAGTACGCTGACACTGTTGTGCATGTGTGTAAAGGATTAATGCATGAGCCTAGAGAAGAAAAGGGCGATACGTCCATTAAACTATCCAGCTATGTTGGTACTACGGCTGACACCGGAGATGCTGGCGAAGATAGAGGGATATGCCGGGAAAAGGAATCGGAGTTGGTTCGTGAGAAGAGCAATCGATCACTATATGGACCATCTGAAGACTATAGCTGATAAGGCTAAATAGTTACAATCCTGCTTAGCTCAGCGGTAGAGCATCCGGCTGTTAACCGGACGGTCGCTGGTTCGATCCCAGCAGCAGGAGTTTCCCATGCATGTAAACGCACCGGGATGGTATAGTTAGATTGCCACCGAGAGGTGAGCTTTGAAAGGCCAGAAAACTCCTCTTCTTGCCCGACAAATTCTAACTCTGCAAACAGGAAAGACCAGTCAGCCACACTGGTCTTTTTTGGCTATAATAGTCTATGGCTACAGCAGTAAAAAAAGATCCAGCTAAGTGGAGTCGAATTGTCTCTAGCGTTAAAGCAGGGACAAAAGGTGGTGACCCCGGTGAATGGTCAGCACGTAAAGCGCAACTTGCTACACAACAATACAAGGCCTCTGGTGGTTCATATGTAGGACCCAAGAAGGCTGACAACAGCCTGTCCAAATGGACAGAACAGAAGTGGCGCACAAGTGACGGAAAACCAAGTGAAGGCAAGAAGCGCTACCTGCCAGACAAGGCATGGGGATCGTTATCTAAGAGTGAAGTAGCATCTACTAATCGTGCTAAAGCCGCTGGTAATAAAGCAGGTAAGCAGTTTGTTGCACAGCCACGTACCGTAGCACAGAAAGCAGCAAGGCATAGATAATGTATGAGTACAACATTAGATTCAAAAGACTTATTGATGGTGATACTTTTGTTTGTGATATTGATCTTGGGTTTGGTATCTGGCTTGTGGATCAGCACTGCCGCCTCTTTGGCGTGGATACACCAGAAAAGAACACTCCCGAAGGTAAAGCAGCTACGGAAACAGCAAAAGAATGGTTTACCTCAAGACAAAATACAGCCGAACGATTCATTATCACGGTACTTCAAAAGTCAGATAAATACGGACGGCGACTAGTATACGTAAAAACTGATCGATCTCCATCTGCGTTAAACACAGAGATTATGAACACACTAGGTACATACACATACACAGGTGGAACTAAACGAAAGATTGTTAAAGCTACCGCAGTGGTGACTGAATGATAGCAGGATTCCTCTACGGAATAATTGCATCGGCAATCCTATACATTGTTATAGAGTCTATTTCTAAATACATTAAATACAACAAACTGTATCTGTGGATGGAAGAAAAGAACATTGATCCTGAAACAGTAACTGACGAACAATTCAAAAATTACTTCATCATGTGGCAACTGTCAGAACTACCCGGAGTGGAAGTCATACAAATCACTGATGAAGATAAACCAGATCTCATGTAATACATTGTGATACAATAACTCACTGCTCCGGTGGTGAAATGGTAGACACGACAGACTTAAAATCTGTTACCGCAAGGTGTACGGGTTCGAGTCCCGTCTGGAGCATCTGTCTGCGTAGCTCAGTGGATAGAGCAATTGCCTTCTAAGCAATTGGCCACAGGTTCAAGTCCTGTCGTAGACATTAGGTTAGAGGAGAAAAAGATGGTTGTAAAAAAGTCGTCGTTACACAAATTGTTAGTGTCGTTTATCTCTAAGTCAGTAGATACTGCAAGAGAAAACCGTAATCCAGTTAACTGGGATGTATTGATTGCTACTGTAAATGATAGAAAAGTCTGCTTTAATTCATACGTTAAGTTAGGTGAAGCTGGATATATCATTGAATTAAACATGGATGGAGTAAATGGAAAGACTATGCGTATTAGTAAAGTCCTTATGCATGACCAAGAAGAGATAGCTCCATTGTTTATAGATCATTTTATTGATGACGTTGAAATGTGGGTCAACAGAGAGATGGGTATCTCCGAATAATGGCAGCGACTTTAAAGTATATTCAGCCAGATGCCGAAGAGTTTATGGTTCATTTAGCCCGTGTTTCATCTAGTAATGAAGACAATCCTGAGTACAAGAAGCTATTACGCTACTGTATGAAGGAGGGACACTGGTCTGTATTTGAAATGGTTGATGTTGTGATGGAGATCTATACATCTAGGGCTATTTCAGCACAGATGTTGCGACATAGAAGCTTTCATTTCCAAGAGTTTAGCCAGAGATACGCAAACCCTAGCAAGATTGAATTAGATCTTCCATCTATGCGTAAAAAAGGAAGCACTAACAGACAAGGTAGCGTCTTATTTGAAGATAAAGAAACACAACTTGAAATGGACAATAAGGCTCTTGCTCCTATTCTTGTGGCTATACGTGCTTATGATGATCTAGTAAAAAGCGGTGTAGCACTAGAGTCGGCTCGCATGGTATTGCCTATGTGCGTTGGCACAAGGCTGTATATGAAGGGAACTGTGCGTGACTGGATGCATTACTGCCGAGTGAGGTTAAGCTCGCATACGCAGTCAGAGCATTGGGATGTTGCCATGGATTGTTGGAATGTATTACGTAAGGTGTTGCCTGTCACTACGGCAGCCTTTGAAGAGTATTGGATTGAGAAGGATAAGCAGTTAAATGATTAATCAGTGCACTATTGTTGGTCGGCTTGTGGCAGATCCAGAAACACGCCAGACCCAGATGGGTAAAGCAATATGTAGCATTCGTGTTGCAGTTGACCGTAAGGGCAGAGAAAAGGAAACAGACTTCTTTAGCTGTACTGCATTTGGTCAACAGGCAGACGCTCTTGCAGAATATGCACAAAAGGGTCGCCTCATTGGTATTGTTGGAAAGATTCAACTTGACCAATACACTAACAAGGAAGGCGTGAAGCAACAGTCAGTAAAAATCATGATTGATAACTGGCAACTACTAGATTCACGTAAGGAATCTGATGGCGCTCCACCTAATCCAAAGCCAGCAGGTGCACTGAAAATAGATGACATTGATGATCCTTTTGCTTAGAATGAAGACCCGCATATAGCGGGTCTTTTTTTATGTATAATGACCACAGGTGAAATAAAATGGGTGTAACTAAAAGATATCAAGATCCATCTGGCGGATTAAATGCTGCTGGTCGTGCGCACTTTAAACGTACAACAGGAGCTAATCTTAAACCACCTGCTCCTAATCCTGCTACTAAATCTGATGCTGGGCGTAAAGCCTCTTTTTGTGCTCGCATGGGTGGTATGAAAAAGAAACTGACATCAGCTAAGACAGCGAATGATCCTAATAGTAGAATCAATAAATCCTTGAGAGCGTGGAACTGTAAATGAGAAAAGCATCCATGGCCCAAATGATGGGCATGAAGAAGTCTACACAGAAGATGGAAGCAAAGGAATATAGCAAAAAGGGTATGTCCCCAAAGGCTATGATGAAGCACGAAAAAGCTGAATACGGCAAGGGCAAGAAGTGTTCTTGTGGCCAGTCTCCATGCAAGTGTAAATAGACATGGACGACTTTGACAAGTTAACAGCGTTAACTCGCAAGAAATATACAGATCGCGGAATGACACCACCTGCACGTCAGAATGGTGAATCAGCTGATGTTTATAAAACGCGTGTGACTAACTCGTTAAGGCAACAACTTGTCAACAGTAAAACACCACCACCAGCTAAAACAACTCCTGATCCTCCAGCAGGACGTCCGCGTGGTGGTACAAACATTGAACTTGATGCAGCTAAGCAAAAGTGGAAACAAGCTGGATTAGAAGTCCCTTCTGCTAAAGAAAATGAGAGTGACTACTTCTATAAGCAACGCTTGCATACAACTCTTACAAATCATAGACGTGGGTATAGTGGCGATGATTACGATCATGCACCACGTATTTATGAAAGTAAACCACGTAAGTCACGTGGTGCACTAGGTGCATTAATCACCCTTGGTGGAGTTGCATCTGATTTTACTAAGGCTTTATTTGCCAGTAAAGATAACGGCAAATAAATCTGGTTAAAGACCAGTCATGGAGGAAAGTACAATGCCACAGGATCCCAATAAGAGTAAAAAAGCAGCAGCACCACCGCCTAAAGGTTCTAACAAACCAATGGCAAAGCCAACAGAAATCACAGCTAAAACTGTCGATTATAAAGGCTCTCAAAATCCACGTTATGTAAAACCAGCAGAAGGTGCATTTAGACGCATTGAATTTGGTGAAAGAGATAGACGTTACGGTTTTGGTAAAGACACGATCACTACTAGAAATAGTAGAGCAATGTCTGACGAGGGTGCAAAAAATCGTCTACGTGCAGGTCAAGCTGAAGGTTTGTCAAAAGCTTATAACGAAGGTACCCCAAACTCAGTCGTTAGTTCTGAATTTAAAACGCAATTAACTGCTGATAAAAGACGTGCTACTGCTATGCAAGGCCCTCGTAGTAGCCGTCTTTCAGCAACAGAAAACACAAAAAGATTAGCTAATCAAGCTGCCAAGATGAGAAGTCAACTAGATGCGCGTAAACCTACCGGCGCTACGATGGATCAAAAAGATTCTCGTGGACGCACACAAGTTAAGCCGCCTCCTAGAACTCCGACAACGCAGCAGTCTTCTGGTGGTGGATCTGGTTCTACTCCGCCGCGTCGCCCATCTACAAGTAGTGGTGGTAGCGGTGGTGGTGGTGGTTCATCTACTGGCGGTCGCCGTAGTCGTGGTGCAGTTGGCGCAGCTATTGCAGCAGCTGGTGCTGTTGGTGCAATGGCTGGACGTGCAAGCAAGCGTGGTGATGAAGTTGCAGCATATAATAAAGGTAAGGCTGATGGACGTACATTTACTCCATCTGGTATGAGATCATCTGGGCAGAATGTTGCACAGCCAACTAACACTAGACCCGGTGTCCGCGACAATATGTATGCAAGTAGTAATCTGCGTAAGATTATGATGAAAGGCAAGTAAGTAATATGGCCTCCCTTAGATCATTGTTAATTCCAGATAATGAAGACCCGACAAAGAAGGCAGCAGTAACTCCTCCTGTACCGGGTTCTATGGGAGGACAACCTGCCCCCACTGGCGCACCCATGCCAGCACCAGCTGGAGGCCCTCAACCTCCGGCTGGTGTAATGCCACAACCACCAGTAACTACTCCTACACCTACTGCACCACCATCTGGCGTAACAGTTAAAAAGCGTGTTTCAGCTCCACCGCCAAAATCAACAGAAGATGTTGCGCGAGAAAAATTAGAAACAATCTTAAGTGCTCCCGGCGCAAAAGCAAGCGAACGAGTTAATTTAGGCAATGCTCAGTTAGCTGCAGATATTGAGCAAAGAGGACGTGAGGCATTACCTAATACGGGTACAGCTGAATTAAACACACCTATTACATCAAGTCCAGTAATGGACCGTGAAGCAAGAAGTGTTACTTATCCAGAACTTAGATATAAACCACAAGACATTATTGATGTACCTGAATTACTAGATAGTAAAAGATCAAAGCAACTAGCAAGCAACTTCAAGATGTTGTTGCAAACTGGAAGATCCGCAGGTTCTGTACTTAAAGATTTACCGGATTTACCGGGAGGTGAACAATCATCTAAGCTGGCTAAAGACGCCTTAGCGGGACCACAACCTAGAACTGCTGGTGGTGTACTAGCAGAAGGCATGGATCCACTTAGTGGTGTTGCAGGGCAAGTTAATAAACAAGATATCTTTAGTGATGCTGTAAGAGTTGCTAGATCTATTGTTAGTAATCCACGCTCAAAGCAAGGACAGAAAGATTCTGCTATTCAGGCAATCATTGGTATGTCTGGATATTTGAATGGCGATACAGATGACCCTGCAGTTTTTAGCTCTGCTCACATGCAACTTTCTGGAGCAAGCTTACCTACAGCTAAGCCTGATCGTGGAGGAGTTATTTTTGATGCTCTTGGAAATAACCCTATTTATAAAAAGTTCTTTGCTTCATCAGCTGAGAAAACAGAACTAAATAAAGTTGAACTTAATAAAACATTTGGTACTGCAGCAAGACAAATCGCTGGTAAGTGGTTAAGTAACGAGTTGGTAAAACTTGACACATTGGCCACAAAAGACGTCTACACTGGCGAAGGGCCTGATTCTGGACGTGGTACAAGAACTGGTGTGCAGAAACAAGCTGCATTGTTACGTCAGTTACTTGGCGGATTTAAATCTGAATCTGATGTTTCTAATCGTGTTAATGTCGCTGTAGACAATCCGTTCAATACTTATATTACTAGACGCATTACTGCTGCTTTTCAGGGCAGTAAAGGTGTCGACAAAGAACTAGCCAAACAACTAGCTGGGATGGCAACTGCAGATGATTCTGCACTAAAGCAAATTACAGACATGTTTGGAATCAATAAGGAATTACAAAATATATCCTCCTTTGATTTCCGTGGTAAAGAAACTGAGTTTGCTGCTGCTGCTGACAGAGCAATGATTCTTTTAAAGAATGGTCAAGACGATCAAGCAGCCACTGAGTTAGCACCATACATGAACAAGGTGCAGAAGCGTATTTTCTTTCCCGGTGTTGACATTGAAGTATATGGTTCTACACCAAACGCATTTGGAATTGATACAGCTGAAGAAGTTGCTGCGAGAGGTATTGGTGATACGACATCGCGTAGAACTGCTGTGGAATCCAATATCAGTAATATGCAAACTGCTCTCACTAAAGACAAAAAGAGAGACATGACGTATACCGCAGATCCAGATAGTATCCTTCTTGGCGTAGGTAGAAACTTTGGCATTGATACTACAACGACACTGTTTGGCAAACGAGATGTCAACAAAGATATTTCTATCAAAAACTTTGATCCAGCAGTAGCTATGGAAGACTTAGATCAGTTATTACGTGTAACACAAGACGAAGATGGCGTTGCTTATGGTGATAAGTTACACGATCAAACCATGAATGCTATGCGTGGAATGATTTCTAAAATTGATGAACGACTTACAGGATTAGGTAAAGGTGATACCGAATATCAAAACCTAAATGAATTTAAAACATTTTTAACGGACAAGTTAGACGATTCGTCAGAAATGCTAGACAGAAGTAATTCATCTAATGCAGGACGCAGCACATCTCCGTTCTTTGAAAGATTAGGAACAAGCAATGACGCAGATTTCACTAGACCAAAAGAAGTAACTGGAAAACAAAGACTTGCTCAAGGCTTTGATATTGTTGATGCTTGGATTAACAAGCGAGGTATCAATGCAGCCAATTACTTTAGCGGTGTTAATTTAGAAGATGCTCAAGTTTCTCGTGCTACACCTACATTATCGGAAGCGCGAACTGGAGTAAGTATTAATCCAGTTAATGCTTATGGTGAGTATATTGAAGACGCTCCGTCTGTTCGTGTAAATATAAGTGCCAATGGTGAAGCGGTCATACCTGTTTATCGGGAAAAGGTTGACGACTCTGGCAAAAAGACATACGTACCAGCATTAGATAAAAACGGGTCTCCATTAACACAGACAGTTGTTGTTCCGCGAAATGAGCGAGAGCGGTATGGTTTTACATCACGTACAAGTTCTGCAATTGCTGGTGGATTATCTGGTTCGCGATATGGCATGTCTGGTGATTACATTGCTAAGCAAGCGCGACAAATGCATTCTCTTATCCGAAGTGGATTACAAGAAGGTGCTCCAAACTTTGAAGATAGGCGTAAGTATGTTGCAAACTTGATTGGTGGCGGACTTACAAAAGAGACTGCAGCTGGATTATCTGACACACAGTTTGTGGGTTTTCTTGGTTCCATGAACAGAGATCAAGGTAATAGACTTCTTGCACTTGTTACTGACATTGATAGACAAGGTGGCATTACTGGAGACTTACGTGCATCAAGTTCTTACAATGCAACAAGTACTCGTGGGAAAAGCAGAAGCATAGACGATCGAGTTGTAGAGAAGATTAACCGCAACAGTATAGGTACGCAAGTTAGCGAAGATGTATCTACGGCAACGCGGTCACTACTTACTATTAGTCAGACTATTGACCGTAATGCTAGTCCTGACGACACACCTGAGCAAGCTGCTAAAAAAGTTCAAGATGTCATTCAGTCTGAAGCAAGTAAAATTCCAGAATATATACGTGCTGAGTTTTTACAATCTGCAAGTAGACTAGCAAATGATATTAAGAGTGGAGAGTATAACGCTGGTGGTATTGGAACAATACGTTCGCAATATGCTGATACGTTGTCTGGTCCAGCTAGGATGTATTGGGAGCAGAACTCTGACTTAGTACCAACACGTGTTGTTTCGGATGGACAAATATTAATATCTCCGGGTAAAGGACGTGGTGAGGACTTACAGATTGCTCGTCAACGAGCAGGTGAAGCAACAGCAAAGACGATTGAAGGGCTAACTAATCCAGTTAATACAGCATTAACAACTGCTTTTATAAATCAACTTGACCCAGTGTCTAAGCCAAAAGTTGAATTGATCCTTAAAAAACTTAAAGAGGTTGGTGCGTCTTCTAATCCGGGCATTCAGTTCCGTGAGGTTTTACGTGATGAATTAAACGGCATGATTAAACGTGGAATTAAAATTAATCCAGAGACATTAACCGTTGAAGTTCCTGATTACTTGATTCCTTCTAAAGCTCCTATATCGGAAGCACAGTTAGCTGATGAAGCAAGAGAAGCTGTTCAGGGTATTAAAAAGACACCTGTTGTTGGTGAGTTAGATCCTAAAGCTCAATGGATTATTGATCAAAAATTAAGTTACTATAAATTACAAAAGGTCATTACAGCTGCATGGGTAATATCTCAAGCAAAAAATGATACTGCAGAATATTATCGACTTGTAAAAGAATGGGCACCCGGAGTTCCAGCTAACGTATTAAATGCAGCGTCTAGATTAAATGCTGATATGGCAAGATCTTTGGGTGGACCACAAGATAAATGGAATGCATTAGGCATTAGATATGATGCAGCAAATAAAACACTTACAGGTTTAAACGATCCTAGATTTTCTGCAGCATTTGAACGTATATGGCCAAAAATTGAGCCGTCTATTGCTTCTAAAATGCCTCCAATTAAATATGCATCTTCCATATCACCTGAAAGACAGGCTGAAATGGATGACGCCGAAGAAAGTAAAAAGATGGTTGAGATTGAGGCTCGTAATAAAACGAGTCCCGATCAACGAAGGAAATTACAAAGAGCAAAAGCGGCTGGTATTAAAGTTGATAAGGTAGCTTCTGCTGCTGCAGTAGCAGAAGCAAGGCTTGCAGCTGAACGAGAAGCTGCAGCTGAGGCTAAGAAAAATGAACCCGTAGAAGTTAAGAAGCAAGCATATAGTGCTGACACACCTTTACTTAAAGGTGCTAATGTTACTTTTCGTGCTGGTACACCACAAGAAGCAAAAGAAATACGAGCAAAATTATCTGCAGCTAAAAACAAAGCTCAGTTCGTTCGATTGGCAGATGCACTTGGTGTAACTATTGAGTATGGCGTAAAACAGCGTATTGTTCAGTCTCAAAAGGCAATGGAGGCTAACGCTCAGGAAGAAGCTGAAAAACAAAAACGAGCAGAGGAAAGTGCTAAGCGTATACCAGAGTTAAAGAAAACTGCATCTGGATCTGCAGCAAGTAAAGCTGCAGCAACACGACGCACTCCTCCTCCAACAGCACAGGTAAGACGTGCACCACAACCACCTGCAAGACCAGTACAGGTTACGCCAGCACCTACGGCTACACCACAGCCACCGCGTAGGCCAGCAAGCGCAGAGAGAACACAAGGTGAATTAATACGGAATACACGCAGAGGACGTGGAGTTGCAGGTTTAGTTGTGCAGACTGGTCAAGTAGTAAAGGGATTTGCAGGTAAGTTGGGTAACGCATTTGGAGGAAAAAATGCCACAAGAAAAACAGCAAAGTAAGCCATCTGTACAGCGTGGTTTAAATATTGGTGAGGATTTACTAAGTTACTTGCAGCTTGCAAATCAAGTAAAGGGTGCTGGTGATGCGGCATATAATGTTGTTAACCGGCAAATAGATAAAAGGGTTGCGAAAGCAGGAGGTAAAACAGCACTCAAGGAACGTCGTGCAAAACCTCCAAGTAAATTACGAACAGCGGCAAAAGCAGTTACTGATGTAAGACCACAACTTAAAGGTCGAGTCATAAATGATTTACCAACTCAGTTAGATTATGCGCATCAAACATATCAAGCGTTTAATCCAAAAGAAATGGAATACGGATATCAGGAAGGATATGAAACTCCAGATGATCCGTCTGATGATTATCAAGGTTCAACTGGAAAGGACTATACATATAATCAACTACTATCCATTGCACTTAAGAATGGATTGAATATTGGTACGGATATAGGTATTGATACGTTAGCAGCACTTGCATCAAAAGGTAAGGGTGTTGGCCCCGCATCATGGAGTAAATCTGCGCAAAAAAATGTAGCTGGCGCATTAAGCCAAACTGTTCCAGTAGGTATACAAACTTATAAGGATCATGCATTTCAACATCATGTTGAACCATTGATTGATCAAACAGTTCAACGAACAGATCTTGGTGCTAAAGCTGCGCGTACTGGCTCTAACTTTTTAAAAGATTTTGATCTTGTGTTTGGCACTAAAGCACATAGCGCAACAAAACAAAAAGTCGATGAGGCATTTGATTTTATGGGCGGTGCATCAAAATTTGAATCAAATTATCCAATATCTAAAGCACGTCGTGGTGGGTCTGGCGAATTAGATCCACAGTATGGTGACATTGGTCGGATCCTTGAAATGCTTTCTTCTACACCGGGAGAGAGTCCTGCACAGCAGAAGTTTATGTCTGACTTGCAAGCTAAGTATAAAGCTAATGATGATAAAGTATTACAGCCAGTTAAAACTGCAGTTGCTAATACTAGACAAAACGTGACTAGTGCTAAGACATCACTCCTTGGAAGCTTGATAGGAAAAATAGTACAACACTTTGGAAACTGAACACGTACGTAAGTTTAAGAATGGATCAGTTGTAAAGCTTTGTAGTTCTATAAAATCAGATGGAACAAAGTGTATGAACATGGCAGTTAAAGATAGAGATAACTGCAAACACCATGGTGGATCATCATTAATTGGACCTGATAGTCCACTGTTTAAATCTGGATTATGGTCAAAACAAAAGCGCAGATTTGCGCAAGTAGCACCAAAACTACTATTACGTATTGATGAGTTGCGTGATGATCCAGATTTATTCAGTCTAAAAGATGACGCTGCATACATCACGGCATTAATGGATGTTCGCGCAGAAGCAGCAAGTCATGGAGTTAGTTATGAGCACTATCAAGAAATACAGTCAATGTACTCCCAAATGGAACGCGCAAAGCGAACTGGGGATCAGGAAACATTTGACGAATTGTTCAAAGAAGTAGGAACAATGATTCGCAATGGCACTGACATGTATAAAGCAAGTGCTGAAGTTGTTGAGTTGATTGAAAAGCGAACAGATATTGTCGAAGCAGAACAACGTATGTTGCATTCAAAAGCATATACACTTGAAGTTGATCAGGCGTACAGTCTTATTATGCAAGTGCTCGGTGTCGTCAAACAGAACATAAGAAATGTAGATGACATGGCTAACATCAGATCTGGTATTGGGAAGTTGCTCAAACAGTATCAAGAAGACCCAGAGATTATTGAAGCCGAGGTAGTGTCAGATGAAGAGTAGTGTAAATACACGTTTGACGCCACGGTCGTTGCGCAAGTTTGTGCGTCCAGATAAACCCTTGCAAATTGCATTACTTGAAGCAATGGATACTGAATTATCACAGGCTATTGAGCATGGTGATTTTGACAGTGGTAAAGCGACTCCGCTACAAGGGCATGAGCTTGAGTATGAATCTTGGTTAAGGACTTATGCACCACATGCCGCTAGTAGTAAGTTAGCAGAACACCATCATCGCGCATGGAAGTGGGCTGAATCATTGCAGCAAGGCACTAGCCCTAAAGCATTAATTGAGTGTTGGTTTCGTGGAGGTGGTAAATCAACCACCATGGAATTAATTGTAAGTAGACTTGCAGTTAAAGCTACACGAAGGTTTGCCGTATACGTTTGTGCAACGCAAGATGCAGCGGATAGACACGTTAGTGATATTGCTACAGCAATGGAGCGATGTGGCATCGAGAGAGCTATCAACAAGTATGGTTTCTCACGCGGATGGAATGCTAGTAAATTACGTACAGCAAATGGATTTAACGTACTTGCTTTTGGACTTGACACTGGTGCTCGTGGCGTAAAGTTAGATCACTTACGCCCAGATATGATTATTCTTGACGACATCGATGCGCTTGACGATTCTGTCAATGGTGTTGAAAAAAAGATTAAAACAATCACTCAAACAATTCTTCCAGCCAAAAGCACTGACTGCGCAATTGTATTTGTGCAGAATAGAATCCATGCAAACAGTGTTATGTCCCATGTGCTAAGTGGTGAGTTAGATATGTTGCAAGATAGGATTCAAAGCCCTATCGTTCCAGCAATTGAAAATTTGCAGTACACGGCGTTTGAACGTGACGATGGACGTGTAGGCTACAAGATTGATTCAGGTACGCCTACGTGGTCACACAAGTCCGTAGAGGTATGTCAAGCCGAGATCGACACGTATGGCCTGTTAGCGTTCTTACGTGAATGTCAACACGAGGTTGGTGTCGGTGGATTATTCTTTAATGACTTCAAGGAATATGATTCTACTGGTAAGCCTTGGCATGTGATTGATCACATTGAAGTACAACCTTGGTGGAGAATATGGGGTAGCCACGACTTTGGTACTGGTGCTCCAGCATGTTTTATTTTGTACGCAAGTGATGAACGAGAAAACGTTTATGTCATCGGTGAGGTGTATGAAGCTGGCTTAGTCAGTTCAGACCAAGCAAAGAAGGTATTACAGTTCCTACAGACGCGTGGATATGCGTCACCGAAAGACAAAGCGAAAGAAGGTGGTCAGTGGAATACCAAGCTAGAAGCTGTAGCATTCGACTGGGCAAATACGTTTCCTCCTATGAATGCAGCTGAACGCATTGGTGAATATCCAGTTGAAGTTTGGTGGGAAATGAACATACCTGCGGTACGTGCAGTAAAAGATAGAAAAGCTGGATGGCGCAGAGTTAAAGAATGGGTTGCGGCTAGTGAATATGTTGAAGGTAATTTAAGGCCAAAATTACAGATTGTAAGAGGAGCTGCCCCTAACTTGATCAAGCAGTTATCTAATACAATGGCTAATCCAAGAGATCCAGAGGATATTGATAATGGGACAAAAAATGACCACGCTATTGATAGTTTCCGTTACGGTGTTATGTGGCGTGAGTATCCTGTTCGCTGCCCAGAGACGGAAGAGGCAGACAGAGTGGGAAAGAAGTATGTACCCACATGGATGAAAAATAAGCGAGATGGAGAAACAAAATGGATTTAACCGGATGTGTATTATTGGTAATGTGTTTGACTCAGTTAGTAATGACTGCATTTATTGGCAAGTTAGCCGTTATCATGAATGATATTAAAGATGAAAAGATTTTAGTAACTAAGATTGAAGCATCTGGCAAATGGGTTTAGGAGACTAAAATGGAAGATCAACTTCAATCAATGGTTCGTAATTCGTTATTGAATACTAAACAACAAAAGATGTCCATGTTTCAAAGAAAAGAAGCTACTGGAACTGTTGGCAGTTTTGATACTGGAAACATTACTAAAGATAACAAAGACAATCTAAATATTGATGTTGAAACCAAGGATTGGAAAGTAGAACCAAAAGAACAAGTAGATCAAGCCAAAAAATTAATGACGTTTGTTAAAACGCAATTTGATTTGTCATACCGCAATAGACAAGAGATGGAACTTGAATGGGCAATGGCTACTGCCTTTTTTGAGGGACGGCAATGGTTTCGGATTGAAAGTCAATCAAGGAATCTAGTGTCTCTTCAAAATGACAAAGAGCCTAATAGGTATATGACCGTCAATAAGATGCGTCCTCTTATTGATGGTGTTGTTGGAAAACTTACACAGTGCGCTCCTGATTCATCGTCTGTTCCAGTAAGCGATAATCCAGTTGATAGAGCGGCGTCAGATGAAGCTAACTACTTAATTAGTCATTACAACAGAAAGTTTGATAGAGAGACACAAACAAAAGAACGTGTTAGATGGGCTTGTGTTTGTGGAACATCTTACTTAAAGATTTTTTGGGACAGCAATAGAGAGCAGATTGTCCCTCAGATGGACCCTACTGGCACTGAAGTAATTGGTCACACCAAGATGAATGTAGGAGATGTTGTAGAACAAATCCTTCCAGCATTTGATGTCTTCTTAGATCCATCTGCAAAGCGTGATGATGATGTACGCTGGCTTATTCATGCGATGGTTAAGCCGTTATCTTGGTTTGTAGATTCGTATGGTGAAGCAGGTAAGGCAGTACAGCCTGATGCTGGCGTTGGTCAGAATGCAGGATTTGTAGATGCATATCTGTCAGGTGCTGGTGGGGTTGGTCGTGGATTTACACCAAAGTCTTCTGCCGTAACAAATGATTATGACGCAAAGAAGATGGCTGCTATTGTTTATGAGTACTGGGAAAAACCATCAAAGCTCTATCCAAAAGGGCGATATATCGTTAGCACAAATAGTGCGTTGTTGTATGCCGGTATTTGGCCATATGAAAAACGTGATTCTTTTCCATTTATTCCACTGCGATGGCAACCCCGTGCGGGTACTCCATATGGATGTAGTCTTGGGTTTGAATTAACCAGTCTACAGTCTACGTATAACCGTGTGTACTCCAGACTACTCGAACAGTTTGAAGGCCAGAAGGACTATGTGCTTGTTGAAAACTTAAGTGGTGTTGGAGCTGACGCTTACGACAACATGTCAGATGAGATTGACGACAAGAATAGAATCTATAGACGTATCAACTATAAGAGAGGTAGTCATCCACCTACTATCCAAAGAGCACCGGGTGTTGGCTCAGACCTATTTCCTTTCCTGCAATTTATTGAGCGCGACATGATGGATGTTGCTGGGTTACATGATGTTTCACAAGGACAGGCTAGTGCTGGAACACCAGCTGAATCCGTTAGGTTATTACAGCGATCCGATAACACGCAGCACTCATATGTCCGCGCAGATATTGAAACGTCATCTGCAAAGATTAAAGAATGGGAAGTATCTCTTGTTGAGCAATTTGGCATCTTGCCATTTGTTGGAAACATGCAGGGCAACATGCTTCCACTTGATCAAATCAGACAAGGCATCATGCGTTTTGATGCATTGAGAGCTGGTGGAAAGCACCGTATTGTTTACGTGCCCGGATCATCTATGGAAGATAGTCCTGACCAGAAGTTGCAGAAACTTGCTGCACTCAGACAAATGGGTGTTCTTGGAGATCCAATGGATCCTGAAACAAACAGATTGTTTGTGGACCTTACTAGCATGCCCAATGCAAGCAAAATCTATGAACATTTAGAGAAGCAAGCAGTTAAACAACAGCAGATGCAAGAGCAGCAGATGATGATGATGCAACAACAAGCTGCTGCACAACAACAACCAAAAGAAGAATTCAATCCTGAAGTTGAGCAAGCAAAAGCTCAAATTGAAATTGGAAAGAAGACTGCAGAAATTCAAGCTAAGTTGCAAGCGGATATTACTCTTGCTACTACAAAGGCTGGACTTGAAGCTCAAGCGAATGAAGATTTCGCTATGGCAGATCTTGGCAAGCAACGTTTGATGCAAGCCATGCAGCCAGAACCTACACAGGCTGGCACGGAAAAAGGAATAGAGGGTAATATATAAATGTCCGAAGAGATGGTGACACGAACCGCTGACTCACCAGCAGCGGCACCGGGCGGTATGGCTGGAGCATTGATGGATCATATTCGGGAGGTCGCCCCTTCCGATGCAAGTGACAATGGGGCGTTAAACAGTCATAGTGATACAGATCAAAATAACAGCAGTGAAACATATGATGATTTATTTTCAAGTGAAGATATTGAATCTAAGGTAAGGCAGAAGTTACTCGATACTGTTGGTAATAATCAACAACCGGGAAACGTACCTTATGAGCGCTTCAGAGAAGTAAACGATGAAGCAAAGGAATTGCGTAAAGCACAGGACGCTTATAACAAGTGGGCCGATGTAATTAAGCAGTTCGAGGCGAATGGATTCCAGTCGGCAGCAGACCTGCAAAAGGCGCGTCAGGAACAGGAACTAGCTCAACAAGAGCAAAATATTCGCAACAAATGGCAGGAACAAGTTGAAACTTCTTATGTAGATCCATCTATTGCGGAGGCTAGGGCAGAAGCTGAAATCAGCTCTATGCGCTACGACCGCGTAATGGGTGAGATGAATAACTATATGATTACTCAGCAACGCGCTGCTGCATTTGAATCATTTCCTTATGCACGTAGAGCTGAAGATGTAGTCGATAAGTTAATTCAATCTGGTGTTTCGCCAGTAGATGCAGCTCAAGCAGTACATCAACAAGTAGCTGGACTTGTCGAGTCATTAGTACCTGAACTGGTCAATATGCTTGATGAAAGAAGATCCGTACCTACTCCTATTGATACTGGATATTCTGCACAACCCGTCGTTCAACAACCATCTCAATCTCGGAGACCATCTTTAAGTGGTTTAAGTAGATTGCTTGGAATTGGTAATTAATAAAGGACAATTACTATGGCTATCGATTTCACAGGTGCCCTTACACTTGCCGATCAAGCGATTCTCTCTAACGATCCACTCGTTAAGGAAATCACTAAGTCTTTGCACCAGACTTGGAACGCGATCAAGGATATTCCGTTTTACACTTCTCCGCAGTTGAGCCAGAAGGGTGTGCGCTACACGAATGAAGCAGGAACAATTCCTACTCCAACGTGGTCCGCTATCAACTCTGAGCCTAATGCAGTCAAGGGCAAGCCAAAGTCTTACGAAGAGCAGATGTACCTCATCCGCAACAAGATTACTATTGACAAGCGATTGCTTGATCAGCAGAACACAATTGTTGATCCGGTAGAAGCTCAGGTCAAGATTTTTATGGAAGGTTTTGCGTACGATTTTAATGACAAGTACATTAATAACGACCCAACTTCCGCTGCTTCTGGTAACTCGCCAGATTGTTTCCCCGGATTAAAGTATCGTTTAGAGCATGCTGCTGACTACGATATTCCGTCAGACTGTCTTGTAGCGCCTGCTTCAGGCGTAGCATCATTAGATACAACTTCTAGTTATAATGCACTTGAAGCTAATGGTGTTATTAGTGCAATTCAGGAATTGTTTGACAATATGAATACGCCTGATGGCGATGGTGTTGTCTTATATATGAATGAAGAAACTAAGAGACGTATTGAGTTCTTGATTCGACAACTTGGCGCTGGTACTGGTTTTAACACCGACGTTGATGCGTTTGATCGTACGGTTGACAAGTACAAGGGCGCTACAGTTCGCACTGTAGGGCGTAAGCTTAACGGAACAACGCCTGTCATTACAGCTCCTACAAACTTTAACGACATCTATGCTGTTCGTTATGGAACTGGATATGTACAGGGTTGGCAGTCTGGTCCATTCAAGCCAGAGTATCTTGGCAAGTCTGCTGAAAACGGAATCATGCACAACATCTTGTTTGACTGGGGTATGGGACTTTGGATGCCGCATACACGGTCTATTGGTAGATTACGTTTGGCTACCAACTAAGGAGAAATTGATATGAGAGACGCTAAACTTACATTCGCGTTTGCCGTTGCAAACCCCGCGACTGCTACCACGTATTTAATTAGTAACGCATCTGTTAATGGTGTAGTCGCATTGACTATGAATGCAACTACAACTGGTAACGTTACTGCTACTTCTGTAGAATTAAACTATGGTGGCCTTGTCACTAACGGCGTTACTAATGCAGTAATGGATGCTAATGCTGATGGATCGGTAACTGCCGACGACTATGTTCGTGGTCAGGTTATTCGCCCACTATATGTACAGGTTATGTTAAACCATACTGGATTAACTGCTGCTGATACTATCCTAGTAGAGTTGCATGGGTCTAATACTTCTGGATTTACTCCTGCTACTGGTACTATTTTGTCTCAGACAACTTATGTTGCAGCAGCTGCCGCTGGAGATGACATGATTGTATTGCCGTTACAGTCCTACGCTAAGTTCTTGAAATTAAAAATTACAAGTGCTACAGCGCGTACAGGCGCGGTAATTACCCTTACTCGCATGCACGTTCAAAATAGTCGTGAAGGTGTAATCTAATTATGAATCTAGGTCAAGTTAAACGTAATGTTAGGATGCTAGGTAGAAATTACTTTGGCACCGATGCTGATCGTGATCCATTTGGCCTAGACTACTTAATTATTGAAACGGCCAATCAGATAGCTCGTCAAACGGACTGTCTGGTTGGTCGTCGGTATTTAGATTTGACTTTAAATGTCAATGATTACTGTGCTCCAGACATCTACAAAATTAAGTTAATTAAAATTAAAAACACAACCGACGAGTATGAAGATACTCGCTTATTCAATTTTGACAACCAGTACATTACACGCTGGTTAAATGAGCCACCTGCTCAACGTCCAGACATTGTAGTTACACGTGGCATGAATTCAATTAGTGTTTACCCCGCAACAAACGTGACTGTGCCAAACGGATTGTTAATTGAAGGCTATGCTCAACCCGGTGATATCTGGGAATATGATTCCGCTGGGGCTGCGTTACCTAATACTGATGCTACTACTTGCCCTTTACCAGAAGTAGCACATGACTGCCTTGTATATGGAGTATTGCAAGCAAGAGCAATGCAAATGCTTGATATGAATGGCATGCAAGTATTTAAAGCCGAATACTTAGATCGTCTCTCCATGGTGGAGAATTTTGCATCAGTATATATGCGGAGGGCACGGTAATGGCTGTTGGCTTTACTACATTACGACTAGAAACCCTTAGACTTTTAAACGAGGTAAATGACACTGTAGTTGGTGAAGTCGCAACTGGTGTTGGTGGTACTGCTACATCAGATACGGATGATGCAATACTGCTTTATTTAAATGAAGCAGCAGCAGATATGTGTAGGACGTGTGTTTACTTTCCTGTAAGTATTAATGTTACTGGTCATACTGGCAGAATTTATTCACACGCACAAGGGTTGCTTGTAAGTCCAATCGATATTAAATTATCGGCTGCTACTACACCCTTAATTCATTGTGGTGAAAATGAACTGCGGTCATATGATTCAAACTATTTATCTGTAACTGGAACTCCATCTTATTGGTATAGGATTGGAACTACAGCTATAGGTTTGTATTACGCACCTACTGCATCTACATCATTTACAATTACTGGATCAGGATTACAGACTGCTATCCTCGAAGGATCTGGCACTTATTCTTTTGTAAGCGATGATTTATTACTGCAAGCACTTCCTGCTTATGCTGCACAAAAAATTGCATTAAAAAACTACGATGATCCATCATTAGTAGGAAGAGCATTTTGGAAAGATTGGTATGATCAAGTTAGGATGCAGCTATGGACAAAAATGGATATGTCTTTAAAAGGTCCTAATGGCCTATTTAGTATTCCACCGATTGCGCAAGGTACTAAATGAAAATAGCTTGGTCTAGATTAATCCTAATAGCAATAGCCGCTTTTATGGCTAGTGCTGCCCCTGAGTTTGACGCTTCTTGGAAAATGCAACACATACCAGATAACGCAACCTTTGGTACAGTTACTCGTGCTTTGTTACTTGCTGGCATTGAAGGGTTCCGCTCTGGTATACCTGCAATGACTACTGCGTTGATTGCTTTCTTTATGCGACAAGATAGTAGCTTGCCTGTGTTTTCGACACGATTACCGGAGGTTACCAAGATCAGTGAAACGACGAGGGACATCGATGGATAGAGATCAGCTGATTGCAGGAGCCATTGGTGCAGTTGCTGGCACTGACTGGTGGGACAAAACCAAAGTGAAAAACCTTTGGCATGGTCTAGCCGGTGTAGTTGTCGGCACGATATCTGCTGTTTATCTCACACCACTTATTGCTAAACAATTCCAATGGACAACACCTGAGCAGGTAGTAGGTGTCGCATTTGCTGTTGGAACACTAGGACTACGATCAGTTCAATTGGTAAATGCAATGGCTGAAAAAATTGTAAAGAAGCTAGGTGAATAACATGTCTTGGCTAAGCAAGTTTGTAAAGAAGATCGCTAACGTCCCTGAAGTCAAAGTGCCTTTTGGTGAGGCTTTGGTATTGCGTCAGATTGCTGACAACCTAGACTTTATGAGTACATCAGACCTTGAGATGCTACGTGATCTTACGTTGGTTGCTATTGCAAACAGGAAGGTAAAGAAGTGAACGTACAAAACTATTCATGTACACCAAATCCAGATGTTCCCGGAGATTGGATTATTAAAGGTGACATCTACGATGAAAATAATATCCTGTTAGGCACTTTTGGGCCTGACGGCACGAGTGTTTTTACTTGGTGGAATCAACAAGTGATAGATTTTCAGTTAGCTTATGTAAGTCAATTTAGTTCGATTATGGCGCGTCAAATTGCATATGGAGATGCTATCTAATGGCAACCTATTATGTTCGTCCTGATGGCAACGATTTAAATACGGGTTTAGGTTCATCTACTGCACAAGCGTGGGCAACAATAGCAAAAGCATTAGGAGCCACTGGTATAACCGGTGGGGATACCGTTTATATTGCACCGGGGCGTTATGCTGCACAGGTTGTAATTGGGGGTACTTATTCATCAAGTACGTTTGTAACTGGTGACCCGCTATGTACACAGTTTAGTGGTTTGACGGCTGGGAAGGTATTTATTACGAACGTAAACTCCGCTGGAACTTCTGTTTATTCTGGTGTCTTAGTTAACGGGTCGGCTAAATCAAATCTAGCATTTTCTAGCATTGCGTTTGAAAATAACGCTAGTAGTTTCTCTGCAAGATGTGTAGATTTGCTTTTAGGGCAGAACAATAGTTTTACAAAATGCACATTTCGTCATACTGGATATGGTGCGCCTTTAATAAATATGACTGCCCCTGCTTCATTAGCACTAAATGCGACACTTGATAGATGTGTAATGGGTGGTGGGCAGGTTAACTATTCTGGTGCTGCACTTATTGGACTTTACGGAAACAATGTTTCCGATACAACATCTGTAAAAAACTGTATTTTTCACACTGGAGTATTAGGTCCATTTTTATATTTAGTAAGTGTGTCTGTATCCTTTTTTAACTGCACATTTATAAATACTCCGAATATAGCGATACAGAGTGCATCTGGGTCTTTGATATACCCAACGTACGTGAGAAACTGTTTATTTGTTGGAATACAAAGTGCATTTAACTCATCAATTACTGGACATATTGTGCAGGAATATAATCGACTGATGCAATCTGGAATGTATCAAGTAGCAACGTCTGTAACATCGTCCAATAGTTATGATGCTGGCATAGAAGACGGTTATTCCTTAATCAATGGTTTAAATACAACGGCTATACACGCAACGCAATTAGGTGGTGCAAATACATCGTTTGGTACTGCTAGTGGTGCGCCAACAACAGACATCTATGGATTCCCTTGGTCTGGTACATCACCAGATGCTGGAGCATCTACATACAAAACACTAGCAACCATCAACCCCGCATACAACCCAACCGATCGGAACTCTAGTGCAATTACAATTGTTCCCGGTAGCACATCACAAAGTATTGAACTATACCTTGGTGTTACAGGTCTTACAGCGACAACCGCTGGGTTGACAGCTACTTACAACCGCACACGTAGTAACCGCGTACCAATAACACTTGTCAATCTAACGTATATGACTGACGGTTGGGTGTCTGGTGGATTTAAAGAAGTTGACGCTTCTACCATGCCGGGTGTTTACCGTTTAGATCTGCCTGATGCTGCGGTAGCCCTAGGTGCTGATGATGTTACAGTTGTTGTAAAGGGTGCTGCAGGGACTAACGGCGCGGTAATGACTATCAAGCTACTATCTGTCGCCAGCGACATTCTAAGCGCAGACCTTGGCAACGGTACTAACGCTGGTACGTTGAACGAGCGTACTGTCCGTTCTGCATTGCGATCACTGCGTAATAAGGTAGCCGTAGCAAGTGGCACAATGACCGTATACAAGGAGAACGATGCAGACACGGCATGGACTGGATCGTTGTCTAACACTTCTGATGTGACGGTAGATCCGTCGTAAGGTAAGCACATGCGAAGCACATTACAGATTACAGGCGCAACAACTACTGAAGATGGAGCATTGGCTATTGAGTTCAACAATGGTCAAGTTATTACGCTTACGGATCAGCAATGGCATGATGAGATTTATCAATGCCAGACAAACTACCCAATGGCTTTGATGCGCTCATTGTTGGTGCAAGAGTATCTTGTGACTGCTGTAACTGGTGGAGAAGCGATATTTGATACAAGTGCACCTAACGGTGCGTGGATAGAAAAAAGTGGCTAGAGTAGACTTTATCCATCCTTGGTTTTTGCCGCAACCAACGACTACCACTGGCACTAATAGTAAAAAGATACAAGCCACGGGTGATTATGTAGCGTGTATTAGGCAAGCTGAAACAGCGGATACGATTACCAAAGTTGGTTTTTATCACGATGTTCGTGGAACAAATGCTACACCGGGTACGTGTCGTGTTGGAATACAGTCAGTAAACACAAGCGGTGACCCAAGTGGGACGTGGCTTGGATATACAGATTACACAGCCAATGCTACTAACTTCCCTAACTTCAGTGGCGTAAACCTAGACATAACAGCAAATGGAACTGCGTCAGTAACTAGAGGGCAGTTGTATGCCATTGTTGTATATGCACAATCTGGGACTTGGGATGCGTCAAACAACTTGCAGTTTACAACTACGTATGCTGGTGCTGGTCAGTACATAACAGCGTTTCCTACCGTGAAGGCGATTGTCTCTGGTGCTGCTAGTAACCATAACGCTACTCAACCTCACGCCAATATGTATTGCGAATCAAGTACTGCAACATACGGTAATCCACAGGTTACGCCTACTAGTCAGGCGTCATATAACAGTACTTCATCACCAGACGAAATCGGAGTCAAGTTTAGTCTGGAGTCATCGTGGACAACCAACTACAACATTTTGGGGATTCAAGGCATATTAGGCGTTACTAACAGTGCGGCAACAGGAACTTTAAAACTGTATGACAGTTCAAGTACTTTATTGCAAAGCAAGTCATTCACTTCAACGGAGTTGTATGCTGGCACAGCTGCAAATCTACAGCGCACGTTAATGTTCGACACGACAACATTAGAGAATTTGACACCGGGAAGTACATATAGAATCGCTATAGAAGCAACTGCTACGTCTTTAGGATTTACAACTATGTTGTACGTAAACTTCCCAAACAATACTGTTGTTAGAGCGTTTACAGGTGGCGGTACATATCATAAGACAGAGCGAGTTAACGCTGGAGCGTGGACTGATACAGATACATTGGTTCCAGCTTGGAAGTTGATTATTAGTGCTGCTACGGCAAGTGCTAGTGGTGGCGGAATGGTTGTCCATCCCGGAATGAGTGGAGGTATACGTGGCTAAACAACTTGTACAACTTGGTAATACTAGCCGTAGTGAATACATCTTCATTCAGAATTCTTCCAGTACTACGGGAGCAGGGTTAACTGGTCTTACTTACTTATCTGCTGGATTGACTGCGGCTCATGTAGTAGAGCGCGGTACTGCATCATCGATGGCATTTGCATTACTAGCTAGTGCTAGTGCTGCTTGGACTACAGGTGGATTTGTTGAAGTTGACGCAGCATTAATGCCGGGCGTGTATAGATATGATGTGCCAAACGTAGTATTTGCCACAGGTGACAAATCTGTTGTAATGCTCAAGGGTGCGACCAACATGGCTCCTGTAGTTCTTGAATATCAGATCGTAGGATTCAACCCTGATGATGGTGTACGTCTTGGTCTTACAGCTATACCTAACGTAGCGCAGGGTACTACGGGTTCTATCTCAACAGGTAATGCTACTGGGCAGGTCACGGTTGCAACCAACAACGACAAGACTGGCTATTCTCTTACTACAGCTCCACTGGATGCTGCCGGGACTGCAGCTGCTGTATGGAATGCATTGCTTGCTTCGTACACGACGGCAAACTCCTTTGGTGCAAGGATTGTCAGGGCAAGGTCTACATCGCCATCGACTGAAGTGTTTATAACAGGTTCAAACCACATAGCTGCGGACGTGCATGAAATGCAAGCGGGAGTTATTGTTGCTGCTGACTTTGCAGCAGGTGCTATTAATGCAAATGCACTTGCCACTGATGCGGCTGAAGAAATAGCTGATGCTATTCTTAAACGTAATCTTGATAGTTCTGGAAATGAAGTGTCCACTACATCCAGTGGGCGTACAGTTCGTAATGCGTTACGCATTTTACGAAACAAGGTAGATGCGTCAGGTGGCACACAAGTTGATGTGTACAATGAAGCTGACACTACAATAATTTGGTCACAACCAATTACAACCAGCGTTACTGCGGATCCAATTGTAAAGGTAGGAACATAGTCATGGCAACAACAACAGCGTTTACAAACGCAACAGAAGCAGCAGTAATTAATCATTTATTGCGCAATACTTCATTTGGTCCTTTTGGTGGAAATGGAACTACGGGAACTCAGTTGTATTTAGCATTGATGTCAAACATCACATCTGATGCTGCTTTGGCTGAAATTGCATCAGGCACGGGCGGTTATAGTGCACGAATAGCGATTGGCACATCACCAGCTGCCGTCTTTGGAGTTGGTGGTGTTAATACTGCAGCAAGCACAGCAACTCCGGGTCCATTAACAAATATACCAGCCGTATCTTTTACTGCTTCTGGTGCGATTACTATTACAGGAATTGCCATTTGCACATCAGCAACTATTAGTGCTACTGCCACTACAGATACTAGTATTTTATTTTACGGTGACATCACAGGTGGGTCAGTTACTCTTGGCAGTGGTCAAACAATTACGTTTCCAAATAATACAGGCATTAGTATTACCTTAGACTAATGGCAATACCACTTGGCGCTGGTTATATAACAGCGGTATTTTTAGCCGCAAGGCTTGCTGCACCACCTGCTCCCGGTGGTAATCAATCAGCAAGCCTTAGTGCTTTCGCTACCCTATCTTCAACGCCTACAATATCAGTCAGCAGTACGCAATCAGCAAAAGCAACTGTAACGGCTAACGTTACAAGGCCAGCATCTAGCACGTTATCTGCATTTGCTACGTTAGTCACCTCTACGCAAGGCACATCAGCTTCTGTGATGTCGGCTTCTGCTAGAGTTTCAATAATACCTATAATTAGTGTTGGTACTTTAGTTACTGGATTTGCCTCATTTACATCTAACGCAACCAGACCGGCAAGTTCTACGTTATCTGGTTTTGCAACTCTTTCATCTATTCCGCAGCGTGTTGCCAATAGTACGTTATCTGCATTTGCGTCTACATCATCTGTTGCTAATTGGACTATAAATGGATCTATTCTAGCAAGAGCAAATGTAAGTTCTACTCCAACATATACATCGTCTTCAACATTAAGTGCATTTGCCAGTACGGTAGTTTCAAGTATTGTTACTGGTGGACCTATCCCTCCATCTTCAGTCAGTATGACTGGGAATGCATCTTTTACAGCGACTGCAATATATGCTGATTTATGTGAATGCCCACCGTGGCGTGTTCCACCAACACTATCTTCTAGTTGGTTGATCAATCAAGTTCAGTGTTTAGATGGTCACGCGGATTTACCATTTACTTTGCCGATTTTTAGAATGTACGATCTTAGTGAAGTAATATCTGGTAGTGAATATCATCGTGGCAACAACATAAATTGCACAGTATCAGACGGACGAGAATCTGTTTTACCGTATACTTTGCCAATATTTAGGATGTATTCAATTAGTAGATTAATAGCTAGTCGTGGATATTATCGCGATGATTCTACTGTATGTACAGTGACTAGAGACGGAACACTGAGTAAACAATTTACTCGTAAGGGGTGTTTGTAATGGCTATACGAGCAGTAAACAATCAGCAGTCATACGTACTTGGTGACATTAACTTTATAGGTATGGACACACGAATACAGCCTAATAAGTTAAAAGATGGATATGCACAAAATATAGAAAACATGATGATTGATGGCAATTCACTTGTTGTGCGCAATGGGTTTAAAGGTATTTGCAATACGTTTAATGCTAATCCAGTATATGAACTAACATCATTAAAAGGTACTAGTGGCGTAAGTAAATTAATTTACGCTAAAAACGGAAAACTATTTACTACAGATCCATCGGTAACACCTGCAGTAGAAACAGAAATTACGGATCAAACTACTGGCGCATCGTTTGTTTTCCCCTCGCTGGGGAAAGATGTACGGATGACTCAATACGGTCGTTACATATATGGAGTAGGTGGATCTGGTTCTACATTTAGTACATTTAGGACTAATGGAACTATAGGTGCATCTATGCCAGTCGTAGCTGGGCCAACATCTACAAGGCCAAATGCTGTTGGTATTACTAAGAACTTAAAACAATACACGTCTGGAACATATGCTGACTCTGCTGCTAACGCAACATTTGTATCAGCGTCGCCATCTGACAATAGAGTACTTAATCCAATATTTGCTACATTTGGAACATCAACATGTGCAAACTGGAATGTCACCGCTGGTCAGCCGTCTATTGGAACCGGCAGCGGTAATGACGTTCTCTTAAAACCTATTCCTTGGACAGGCAAAAAAGGCACTGTATCTAAAGGGGCTGATGGTAGAACCAGTGGACGTTTAGTTCATATTGACCAACCACAGGACTATATTGTTCAAGATATTACAGGTCTTCCAACATACACACAAAATGGTAGTACAGCTAAAGTAAATGGACTATTTAAACTTTCTTTTTACTTAATGAATTACGATGACGCTAAACCTTTTAATGGGCAATATATTAATGTCATAGTTAAAGGATATAGCGGATCTGTTCCGGGATTAGGGAATCTTATTAATGGAGCAGTTTTTAGCGCAGTTGCAGATGCAGCACCAAAACAAACTACAGCTGACTGGATTTTATTTGAGTATGTCGTTGATTTTAGGGAGTTTGAATCTACATTAGTTTCATTACAGGTTTCGTTATCTAACGGTGGTTGGGAAAGATTTGATGATCCCGGAATATTGATTGATGGCGTTTACATGTATAGCCTTTTATCAAGCGCAAACGATAATGCTGTTACAACAGATTTAGGACTTGCTACAGTAAGTGCAGTTCAAGTTAACAGTAACATTACTGGCATGTATGGCGGATATGTACAAAATAGGCTTATTAAATTATCATTGGGTGCAACATTTGATATGTCATCTGACAGGGCACTTGGCATACGCGCAGAATTGCATCCTAATATACGAACGAACGGATTACCGATTAGTTTAGGCATACAGGAATCATCTGGAGCAATTAACTGGACAGGGCAAGCCATATATAATGCGCAGAGTCGGTTTCTAGAGTTTCAATTATTTCCTATTCCTGCTACAGTCAGAGATGCTGTGACTGCGTTATATTTACGTTTTGATGAGGATATTGAGGACGTATCAAATAGTTCTGTATTAATTGGACTTGGCGATGTTGTTAGGCAAGGAGGGTTACTTCCTGATAATCAATACAAGTACATATTTACTCGATGGAAAGCAGCTCCTGTAGCATGGAGAGCAACATCAGCGTACGCAATCACAGCTCCTCCGGGCGAGGGCATTGAAACAACGTCATCGGATTTTAGCCAGCAAATTGAATCATCCGTAGCGTATAGCCGTGGACGTATTACGTTTACTGAAACTGGATTACGCAATAGTACAACTGATTACAATTATGATTATCTCCTTATCTATAGAAGATGTGACACAATTTTTACAGATGGCATGCCTCGACTAATAGGGATGATACCAATTAACCTTGGGACGGCTAGTAGTTATACTAATCAAGCTGCGCAGGTATTTGATTATGCTGCAGCCTCTCCAGCATTAGTGGCTGCTGACGGTCTTACATTTGATGTTAGTTGGGCCAGTAACGTAGGTACATATACTATCTATGATGACGTAAAGGATACGAATATCCTATACAGCACAAACATCGGTAGACAAGGTGATTTTTATCATTCAGGTAATGATCAACTACCAACTGGATTAAGTTCAATAGCATCTCACAAGCAACGCTTGTTTGTTAGTAAAGACAATGCCCTTTACGCCTCTTGGCCATTAAATAAAGATAACGAATACGGTGTATACACTACTAATATTCCAAATGTACAAGATCCGTTTTTAGCCATTAAAGGCGCATTGATGACTATTGGCTCACAGGACGACAAAGAGAAAATAGTCAACCTATTGTCATATGCTGGAGATGGAGTTGTTGCTGCTGGTGGAGACACGTCAGCTGTTCTTATTGCATTCAGAGAAAACAGCATTGTGCCAATTATGGGTTTTGACCCAACAACATTTCAGGCACAACAATTTGTAAGAGAACCCGGAGCGGGTTTACTTGCGCCAAAAGGAATTGCATCTGTAATTGGTAAACCGCTTTATGTAACTAGTTCTGGTATAAGCACAATGGCGGGAACAACCATTGAGCCTGTCAGCCTTCCATTAGAGGGTGTATTAAATCCAAGGTCGTCTGATTTTGGCCCTACTGGATCTGCATCATATATTGGAGCAGTAGCATATTCTGGAATCATATTAGTAACACACGAGCGTAGGCTGTATGCATTTGCGCCTGTTGCAGGAGCAACTACATCAACATCAAATTCAGTGTGCTATGTTTGGGATTCACGGACTACAGGATGGGTTAAATGGAATTTACCTATCTTCTCTTCAGTGCAAACATTTGCTACGTCTGCGGTAAGTTGTACGTCAACTAATGATGTTGCAGATATGTATATTGGTGGGAGTAATGGACAGGTATTTAGATTAGAAGGATTTGCAGATAGGCCCACATATAGCGGTGCAAATATTAATATTGCATGGAAGTTACTTACGAGACAGTACGGACAAACATATGCTGAAGGAGTAGCCTACTATGGTATTAATAGGCCGCATCAATGCAACATACATTATTTTAGTCCAGTGTCAACGACTATTACGTGGAATGTAACATCTAACAGAAACTCCACTGGATATAGTAAAACCTATACAACTGCAGTAAATGAAGATAAGGCAATTGCACTAAGGCAATTACCTGTTGACCTGCGTGGATCTTGGCTGCAGTTACAATTAACAGGGTCTGTTCAATCACGATTAGAAATTCATGCAGCATCTATACAATCAACTGAAAGTTCAGTTAGGAGAAGTTAATGCCAATTATTGGTGGACTTACAACGCCAGATAGCGCAATGACAAACGGGTCAGTTGGTCCCGGTAAAAGCAAAGTTGTTACGCAAAACGTACAGACTGCTGGTAATTTTTCACAGGCATATACACCTGCTAACTTTACTCCAATGACGGTTACCGCATCTGGACAAGCTGATACTGGTCAATTAATTATTCAAGCAGATGCCACTACTGCAGCTGTAGTTATTACTTTGCCATCGGCATACTATGCTAAGGGACAATTTATCCATATAATAAAGATTGACAGTACTGCAAATCAAGTTTCACTTGCCGCATTGTCTGGAGATGTTGTTGTTAAGCCAGCAGCTAAAGCGTGGCCAGTAGCACAGTATGAGACAATCACAGTTGTCGCACAGACATCAACTACAGGAACTGGTATTTGGTTTGTACTACAGTAGGAGGAACGCATTATGCCACCACAATTAGGCATTGGTCTAGCATCACAGTTTTTAGGAAACATGGCAGGTGGCGCATTCGGCAAGGTGCGCAATCCATATCAAGCAGATATTAGCAGACAGCGTGGTGCTAATCAAATGCTTACAAATATGGCTCAACAAAATTATCTTAAAAATAATTCATTAGCTAACAAAGCGCAAGATCAAACAGAACGTTTAAGGCAGAATTCTATTGAGGGAGCTATGAATCCCGATGCTACAAATGCCATGCTTAGAAGTGCTGGTGCTCAGATGGGTAACATTACAGCTAATGCAGCTCAAGCTCAAGGTCGTTACAACGCTCAAGGCAATGCACTCAATATGGGTGGTGGAATAACGGGCAACATGATGACCGATAACTTCTACAATAACCCAATCAGCCAAGCAATGTCACAAGGTGCTGTGCAGTATGCTATGGGTGCTGATGATCGTAGGAATAGAGCGCTTGGTCTAGCTGACCAAGGCTATCAATCAGCATCTAATGCTGCACGTGGATTCTTTGGCGATACACAGTCTGGTATTAATAACCTTACTGGTCAATATCAAGCAGAGGGTCAAGCAGCAATGGAACGTGATGCAGCATTACAGAACAAGAGGGACCAGATTTCTGGCATGTTCGGTAATCTTGGTGGCCAATACTTGAACCAAATGAATGCCGATAGAGACTTTAAGTCGCAAAATGCTGTACGTCAAGCTGAGATTGATTACTACAAGAAAAGAGCATAAAAATGAAAATTAACTCTGGTGGTGTAACTGGGTTACTGTCTTTCCTTGATACCTTGCAGCAAGGTAAAGGTCAAAGGCAACAACAACAACAGCAATTTAGTCAAGAGCGTTTACAGTCTGAACAGCGTATGTCGGAAGGCAGGCGGGCTGACGATACTTATCAACGTGGCGTTGACGCTGATAAAAGACAGGTAGATCAATACAACCGTGAACTTGCAGAATGGAACTCTAATGCTCCAATCAGAGCAGGTCAACGACAAGCTGCTATCATTGACCTTAAAAGTAAATTACCTAAAGAACGAACTGCTTTAAAAGCACAATGGTTTGATGTATCAAATAAATCACGTACGAAAATTCAAGCATTGCTTCCAAAATTAGCAGACAGAAATCTGACTCCAACTACAGAAGCTTTAATACGCGGTGAGATTGAAGATGAACGAAAGATGCTTGAGGACTTAAAAGGGATTTACGGTGAACAAGCTACAGCTCAAGGACTTGGCGATATATTTGATGACAGTAAACCATGGTCGCCACCAGACTTATTAGACATGAAGGCTCCGGGAGTACAGGCACCGGGGACAAATAAAGTATTGCCCAGTAATGTTGGGTTTAATACATCAACTGCTGTGCCTGATGTATCTAACATGCCAGCACCGGGTAGTATGCCAGCACCGGGTAGTATGCCAACACCGGGTAGTATGCCAGCACCGGGTAGTATGCCAGCACCGGGTGGTGAACAAAAACCACCTCCGCCACCACCAGATACAAATGCAGCCACAAAACCAACTGGTATGCCAGATCCAAATGCACCTGCAGCGCAGAAACCTGTAGAACCTCCAGTAAATAAAATTAGCGTAGCTGATATTCTTGCTGGCAAAGAGTATAAGATTGAAAAAGATACTACGTTAACTGCTGCTGATAAAGATGCGTTTAGGAAGGGTTTAAAAGATAGAGGCATTAACGAGTATGAGGCCGGTGCATACGATTTTAAACCGGGTCGTTACAATACAACTGGTGGCGTTTATCGCGCAAGCAATGGAAAAGATGTAGCGGTTGGTGCGTATATCCCAGCTGAAGTCACATTTAATCCTGTAAAAGCTACGCAGATTGCATTGCCAAAAGTTCTTAACTTTATTAAAGAATGGGCAGCTACAAATAAGGTCACACCTTATCAGGCTCAAATCGCGCTTGGTTTAGATCAACCAGAGATACAATTATTTAGCCCAAAAAATGAATCGCTATTACAAAATTATTTAGCAAATGATGAAAAAGCTGTAGCAGCATTAACATCTATCTATAATAGATCTACAGATATTTTTAATCCAACCGAGACTAGTAGGTCACGTGCAGAATCACGAGGTAAGGATTCCAATGAAGCTGCTAAGGCTCTTATGGAAGGCGTTCGCGATGACATTAAGAGGCGTTTTGAGGCAGAGCAAAAAGCACTTGACAGAACGGCACGAGCTGTTGATATTACAAATGATGCAGATAAAGAAGCTCTCTCTGTTTCTATAAGTGGTATCAATCTTGGACGAGCTAGAGCTTATAGTAGATCAGAGCAACTTGACTCGGCTGGAAGAACACTCGCTACTGCTGCGCCAGACGCCAAAGAAGCTATATTGCAGTCAGTTGGAATTATTAGTGGTGCATTACCTAGTGGTGTAACACCAGATCAAGTTGGTACTGCTCTTGGCGTAATTTCTAGAGCTAATCTAAAAGCGTTGAATGACGCACTTAAATACCAGCCAACTAGTAAATTAGCTTCAATGCAAAGACTTGAACAACGCGTAAACGGTATTCCACAAAACGCAGCAGAAAAGGTACGCAAGACAACGTATTATAAAGACGCCACCAAGGAATTACAGGGTGTTATAGACTCATTACTTGGAAGAGAATAGGTACATACATGCAAGGATCTATCTTACGTTATAACCCACGTACTAACCGTTACGAAAATGTGCCAGTTGGAAAACCTGCAAGTGAAAAAGCAGGAAGAACAAAACGCGACGAGTTATTACGTAGACGTAAGAAATTGACAGATGCTGTACAAGCTGGTCAACCATTAGGTAGACGTAATTTATCTGGACCTAGTTACACGGCTGTCCTTAAAGATATTGATTCACAAATAGCTGAAGAAAACGCTAAAGCAAGAGACGTAAGATCTAAGTTTATTGAGCCACTTAAGAAAAAACTTGATGAAGGTAGCTTTGATGTTGTTGGACGAGAAACATTAAACAACCTTACATATGCATACCGGAATGGTTATATTAAACCGTCAGAATATGATCAGTTAAGCGCAAAGTATAAAGACGTTGTAAGTAAAGTACCAACTACTAAAGTAGAAGATATTGGCACAGGACAAATGGTTCCTGCATCAAAACTGATGATGGGTGGCCAGTATCGTGGTGCTGAAGAATCAGTAGAGGATGTCGAAGCAGCATCAGCTGAAGAAAAAGCTGGCTTGGCTGGTGGTATAGCTAAATTAAAAAACGCACCAGATCAAACCGGCAAGATATTGACAGAGGGAACTCTTTCTGGATTTATTGGAGTTGGCAGTGGTTTAGGTTCATCTCTTAGGCCACGTGAAACACGAGGAGTTGGTTCTTCTGAGGAAGATGAATATTCACCGTTAGCTTCTGCATATGAAGCTGAACAACGTCGTGTCGCTGATGTAGAACAAAAACGATTACGAGGTGAATTTAAACCATGGGAAGATATTAGTAGTCAGTTAGAACCAGATTTTAATCTTGCTTTGGGAGCAGGTGCTGAACAAGGTGCCCAGCAATTTACAATGGGTGCTCCACAAATTGGCAATCGTATGTTTGGGGTTAAAGACAAAGACTACGAAGAAGCCTATATGCGGAAGTTTGGTGATGTCAATGACAAGACATATCAAGTAGGTAGATTCTACGGTGAGCGCATGGCAATGCAAGCTGTGTCCTTGGCTGCAACAATCCCTGTGATGCAACTGTATGGACAGGCTGCAGTTAAATTAGCTACTCCGTTTGCAACGCAGGTTGGAACATTAAATGTAGCACGTACTGCAGGTATGTTGACCCCAACTGCACTTGGTGTTGGTAGTACATTAGTTGGCCCTGAAACTACAGCTGGTAAAGCGCTTGCTATTGCTGGTGACCCAATTAACTCATACCTAGAATCATTGCAACCAGAAGAAGAAAAGGCAGCACGTTCTGCTATCCAAGCAAATGATCCATCATTAGCGTGGGGTGAACTTGGTGTTAGCATGGCTATGTTTAGTGGCCAAACAGGACGTGTTTATAAAGATGCACGTCAGTTATATAAGATGGTCAAGGAAGCCAATAAGTCTATCAAGACTACTGGTGTCAATCCATTGCGAGACTTAGGTAGTAAGACAGCTGCTGAATATATGCAGTTATCTAACGAAGTTGTTCCAGACTTAACCTTTGGTGTAACTAACCTACTTCACCCTGTAGCTCAGGCGATCTCGTCTAAGTATAACGACAAGGTTGAAGCACCGAAGAATGAGGATTATGTACGCTCATTAATCATGGCATTCGGTGCAATGCGTCCAGCTGGTAAGTTGTCGGGATTGTTCCGTTCTGAAATAGGCGGAAAAGATATTTATGCTGGCTCTAACGCAAAAAGTTACTCTGTGCTTGAAGCAAAGAACATTGTGGAGAATGGCGACACATTTATCCAAATGGCTAACGAACGATTCAAGAGTAATTTTGGTGGTCAGGACGCAAATGTCGGTGACCTTAAACGTATCGTGAGTCAACTGCGTAAGATGGCGGGTCAACAATTTGCTGCTGATCGACAGACACCGGGGACCGCTTGGAATAGTCCATCTGCTATTTTTGCAGAAATGATGTCTGGCAGAAACGTACAGCAAGAAGCAGTTGACACATTGTTACAGTTGGCACGAACTAAGGGCGATAATCAACCCGTAGGACCTGACAATCCTCTTCTAACTTTACAGAATAATGAATCACTTTATCCAACTACGGCTGTTGGAAAGAAGAATCAGATTAACGCATTGGCAAAAGAAATTGAGCCACAGATGCGCATATCGTTAGGTGCTGATATTCCTCCTACGGAGAAAGTAGTTGAGCCTATTGATGCATCTAAGATTGGCGGTAAGGATTTCTATGCTGTCAAATTACCAGCTGAAGAAGGTGGCAAACAAGAATACCTTGTTTACAACAAAACATTTACAGATGTTGTCCGCACAGAGTTAGCTGACTTTGCAGATGTACAAATCATTGACGCAAAAGACGTTACACGGTTACGTGGCACTGGTCGCACAGAACAGTTAACGAAGTTTGCTGTTGATGAAATGAATGTTGAGCCTAATGCTCTTTCTTATAGATCTCCTTTAGGTATTTCTATAGTTACTGGTGTTACTAACCGTGGTGGCGTAGTAGTTCGCACTCGCACTGCTAATGGAGATGTGATCAGGACGCTGTCCTACAAGGAGTTTGTTGCTGATAATCCACGTGGTGACACTGATATCAAGCAAACTGTTAAGCAGTCTGTTGAGCAACTTGGCTTAGGTACAGAAACTGAAGTTGCTGATAGATCATTTCCTAAGTCTGGTGATAGAGATGCATTTCCAACTGACATTAACTTAGGCAAGAATGCTGTTACTGGAGAAGAGCAGACAACTGTTGGCAGACTTCTCTCTATTGAGGGAATGGTCAACCCTACTGGTATTTATCAATTACCAGATGGATCCATAATCATGCAGGGTATACCTCGTGGAGGTGACCAAACAACATACAAGCCGCTTACAGAACAAGAGCTACTGTCTGGTGATTACGCATCTAAGTTGTCTATGGTTGAGCAAGTGTCCAATGTTGTAAGTGGCGATGTCAACTATATAGATATGCCTTTGCAGCACCTAGGTACGGTTAGTCGCGTTGTTTTGAATGCTGAACAGATTAATAGATTAGGCGATATAGCCAGATCAGAAATGTCTGACGAGTCTAAAGAATTAGCAATTGCTCAAGTAGTATCCGATTATTTAGCAGACACTACTGCTGAATCCGGATTTGTTGGGCGAGTTGCAAACGGTGATTTAATTTATGATACTAAAGCTCGCGTTGGTGACGTTGTGCTTGCTCGTATTGGCGACAACATTAACCCTGAAAAAGAAGCTATCGTAATTGACAGTAAAGACGGAATGGTTACCGTCAAAGCATTAGACAACCCAGAGGGCATGTCTTATACACTTAGTGCTAATGATGTAGTCTTGGATTCGGCTCGCGATGATTATAAATTAGGGGAACGCGCTGCAGGGTTTACTCCAAGCGAAGGCACACCTCAACTGCGTCCATTGAAGAGAACGTTAACTGATGAAGAAAATGCAGCAGCATACACGAGATGGCGTGACACTCAAAAAGCTTGGGAAAAAATTAAGGCTGCAACACCTGACACAATTAACGATGTTTTACTTGATGTCTTACTTAATGGCACTGCCCCAGTTGCTCAGATACAAGAAGCTTTAATATCATTCTCGTTAGAGCATGGCATCATTGACACTATGGGTGCGTTGTACAACGCATTAGATTCTGTTACTCGACCAAACAGCGATGTTGATTATGGCGCCATTAGTCGTATTGCTCGTATGTTCTCAGGTGATGGGTTTGAGGTAACTCTTAACCAAGTACATCAACATCTTGATTCATTAGGTGTAATGTCTGAGGCATTTGCATCTGCAAACGCTAAGATCCCATCATCATATAGTCGTACAGCTAGACCTCGCGTATTCCAAGTCGCTCATCAGATCAACCTGCTACTTGGTCGGCCAAGTCAATCAAAGACAGATGCTGCATTATTTAGATCTGCTGTTAAAGCGTTGCGGTTAACAGAAGATGAGGTAAATGATTTATCTCTGGCTAAGGTCACTGCTCTAAGTAAGTTGATGCGATCTGTCGCTGGTCAAGCCTTCTATCACATGAGTACACAGTGGCACATTGATTCTATTGCTGGACTACGTGTTGAGGCCCAAGTTAGTTTAGGTAGAGCTATATATGCAGCGCGTGATGAAGCGATACGGCAATCTATTAAAGATAGCAACTTACCTGACTCACTAGCAGATTTCTGGAAGAATGAAGCCTCTTATAACAAAGCAAAGCGTGACGCAAAGGATTATGTCCTAGCGTTTGGCGATAAGGCATTGGAAGAATTACACGCACTCGGATTAGAGTTCTTCTACTATCAAGCAAATACTGTTGACCAACGAGCTACGATTAGACTTAACTCATTAAATCCTGAAGCGTCTATAGACTTTGCACGTAAAGCAGCTGGTTATATAGCCAACGGCTTGCAGTTAAACATCTTACGCACAGAGACAAATGCTAAGCTGCGCGATGGTAGGTTTATGGCATTCCAAGAAGATGGAACGCCGGATGGCACAAATACACTTGCATTCTTAAATATGATTTCTTCATCTGACAACAATAGGCAGATGGTTATTAATACAATCAATAATTCAGATGTTGACCCAGTGACGAAAAAGCGTTACGTAGAATCTTTACAGGATTTACTTAAACAGGTTGATGAATTAAATCCAGCACAAAAAACTAATTACGAAGCTGTTACAGATGCTACTGGTAAAACAACACCAATCACTGAAACTAATGGTGAAGCGAAATCAATTGAAAAAGAACTTGATGATCACGTCACGACAAGGTCAATGCAATTGCTTGCCGACGCTATGGGTGTTGACGCTCGTGAATTAAGTAAAGGTTTACGTCGTAAAAACATTGAAGCTATACACACAGCAATTAGGCAGATAAGACAAGAGTTTATAGGTCAACAAGAAGCATTCTTAAGTTATGTCAGTAAGAGGCCTGACATGATTGAAGCCAAGCTTGAGTATGCTCGCGCAAAAGATAATGAGGATACTGATGCTGAGCGTATTGCTGGCGCAAAAATCTCTGACATCCGGAAAGAAGCATTTGATGAATTCGCTAGTTCTCGTATAGGCCTAGTCAAGACTGTACGGAATTTGATCAATGCATTGGATACTGTGTCTGAAGATGCTGATGGATATGTTACACCTATCGGTAAATTACCATTAGTTAACAAATTTAGAACCGCTATAGAACTTGCAGTTAACGATGCACTTCAATCTTACAATGATGCAGTAGGATTCTATACACCATCAGGCAATCTTAAGACAGTAGAGGTCAGGGGAAAGCAAACTCGATCAGTAAATACTAGTATCCTTGGTGTACTTGGAGACAATGAGCAAAATGTTTTAGATAACATTGATACTAGTACTTTTGATTATGGCGCTGCTGAAGCTGACACTAAAGAATATGTAGACAACATTCTTCCTCAGCGCATAAGAGAAGCTGAAGCATCTGGGAAACTTGATGAGGCAGCTAAGTTAAGAAAACTACAAGCATTATTTGAAGCTGGTTTCTTTACTGAAGGTGTTATTGACAGAGATAAAGAGGAGGCCTCTTTTGTTAGCCAATTCAATACCGATATAAATAACGTCTTTAAATTACTAAGTGACTTTGATATGCCGGGCATGCTTGAGTCTGTATTTATGACAGACAAGGGTATATATGACTATTTACAGAATGAACTGTCAGCTGGCATAACTGAGTTATATAAGACTAACGCTGTATTTAAACAACAGTGGAAAACAATACCAGTACAGGCTGCAACACAAGCAGCAGTAGCTGAAAGTTCAGCACAGGCACGTCGTGCTCGCGTAGCTGAAGCTGCTGAGTTCCTGACAACTCCTATCAAGGTAGATGAATCAGGACGCATAACACTACAGGGTTTACGTGCTGATGCTGCAGAACTGCGACCAGAAGTTGCTACTACTCTTGGTGAAATTGAAGCTGAAAATGCGGAGTCGCCTGTACGTGTTATTGACGTAACTGAGCAAGATGCAGAACAACTTAAACCAGTAGATGTAGAACAAGACCTGCTTGACTTTGTGTCGGATGCTCCATTAATTATTCAAGACGCATTTGAGATGGAGCAAAGTGAGAAGATGCATTCAGCGGACAATAATGCTCCGGGTAAAGCATCAGTGCAAACGTTTGTTGGACACAACAGAGCAGGTGTTCAAAGTATTTTTGAAGGCATTCTACGAAATTCATTTAGTGGTAGAGGTCAGGAATTTATTGAAATTCTCGGCGACTCAAATGTAGATAGTCAAGGGTCAGTAATTAAGAGTTCAGTTAATGGCTTAGAAGTCTTGAATGTCTTAAAGATGAGTAATGACCCATCACAAATTACATTAACAGATGCAGTAAAAGGCATTATTGTAAATAACTGGGTAAGTAAAACAGCTCGTTTACTGCCATCAGAAAGATCGATGAGCGACAGGATTTCTGCATCCAGAAAATTTATCAATGATGCAATGCGACGTGACGGCATTAATACCGTTGCCGATTTAATAGAACACATGAAAGCGTTTGGTAGTGAAATTGGATTAAAGCCTACAGATGTTTTAAAGGTTTTGGTCCCACGTGCTGGCACATCTGATATAGACTTTACAAAAGTTAGTGATAATCACGCATATCGCATCGGTATTGGACATGCAATATTATCTGATGGCACTCGCAGTGATGCTATTCAGTTTAAAAATGTAGTAAACAACGAGCCTCATAGACCATTGACTAGTGGTTCTGTAGACAGTAGATATGGTGGGTCATCCTTATTTATTGTTCCTGTAGACATGAGTAAAGTTGATGTTCGAGTCGCAAAATTTATGGCTGACTCATACGACAAGATAGATAAGTCTGGAATGCGTCAAGAAGACATAAAGGTTCTTGAGCGTATCACTGAAATGTATAACGAACGTGCACGTGGATCAGTTGTAGGTGATACAGAAGTCGCTATTCGTCTTGATCGTGATGTACAGGCTGCAAGACAGTTAGCTGCTGGATTGGCGGACATGTATGACATGTTTGCATATGGACATGCAACGCGAGCCATCAATCGTGAAATGACTAAGGCGTCTGAGGGAGTTATCAAAGGATACGCGGATATCGTAAGGCGTATTACTGGTAGTGATGTTATTGCAGATGAGTTCATGAATGTTGCAAGACGTATGTCACTAAGTGAAGCTTTTACTAGAATGAAGGCTGATGGAACCCTGACAGATAAACAAGTTCGTTACGCAATGGTTTATGCGACAGCACGTCACAAAAAAGATTACTATCAGAATATTGCACAAACTCACTTCACTGACTGGGCATGGCTTGCTACAAGTGGAACAAAAATTGCTGATGTAGTTGGTGGTGAAAAGCTTTACGGGTTTATGACTAAGATTCGTAGAGATGAAGCCGTTATGAACCTTGTTGCAATTGGTAAAGGTTCATCAAATGGGTACAGGAGCGCATTTACTCTTGCACACGAAATTGGACACGTTTTAATTGACAGTCTAGATCCTCAACTGCAAGCTAAGTTTATGGAGACATTGTTCCCTGACAATATGGAAGGAACAATTATTGAGCCATTAAATAAGGCTTCCTTCACATCGGATGACAATCCATATGCAGTCATGCGAGCACAGTTAATTGCTGTACGCAAAGCTGTTGAGTCCGGTAAGTTTACAACATTACAAGATGCATGGAAAACTGACCCGCGTTTAGTTAACTACTCTGAGCGATGGCACACAGCTGGACACGAGATGGGTGTTACTGGCTTGTTGAACATGGCGTTACGTAATGATTTTGTTATCTCCGATAATGACGCAGCGTCTATTGACTATGACATGATGTCAGTGCTTGAACAGGTGTCAGGCCCATTGAATGCATTTGCTCGACAGATAATGAAGAGTAACCCAACAGACTTGGTGATGATCAATGGTGCACCACGTGCGGTATGGGTTGGTAAGTTACCAGTAGTTTCTTACACTACAACAAATAGACCATCTTCATCTAAGAAAAAGGGTTTTGTAAAACGAGAAATTACTAGACCATTTATTAGCATGAGACGTAACGACTTTGTCAGATTTAGTGTCACCCCACAACTTAATCGGCAAGTTGGAGGAATGTTCTTTGGTCCAGAAACTCTCGTTGGAGGAATGAATGATCCGGCGTTCAGATCAACTTCTAAGCCAGCGCATATGGGTTATGGATATGAAGTTGAATACGACAGTCGTGAAACATATCTTCCAGTTAGTGACGGACAAGCTGCTGCTATTTTAGCTGATAGAAATACTGAATCATTCGTTGCACCGCGTGGATCAATGGCTAATAAAACATATGACCCAGCAACTGGCGCACAAACAAATACCTTTAATGGTCAAGTTGTTGGAATGATTGTAAAAACGAAGTTTACGAATATTGATGATGTTCGGGCTGCAGGATTTGAACCAGCTCTGCGCACTCAGGATCCTGTAGATAAAACTAAATCTTACTGGTGGGTTAAATCAGCTGTCGAAGGTGACAGCTGGTTTACGCCACGTGCATATCAAACTGCTGGATCTGAGGCAATGAATCAACGCGGTGCTAGATACCAGACTGCAGTAACTGATGATTATGCGTATGTAGTAGAATCCCCAGTCACGGTTTGGTACAAGGATTCAACTCCAGATGGTCCTAAGTGGCGTACAAAAACTACCAACAGTAAATTCATCCTTGGTCAAACAGCATTATTGAATGACTCGATGCAAGCCAAAATGATGGGCAACACTGGTGGTTATGACGCTAAGTTCAGTAACTTAATTTACAACATGAATCGCAAGTTTAATCTTGCTCAATATCAAATGAGAGGTGACCTTAGATTCCGAGACCAGCAAGTTCTTGAAAACGAACTTGGCCTTGGTGTATCTAAAAAGTTTGAACGCAATTACTCATTTGATCCACAGTTAGATTTACAAACTCGTCTTGGATCTTATATGGGCAGTGAACAACAACGAGTTGTTGCTGCATCTGGTATTGATTACGGAGCGCGTATATCAGCTGGAAGCCGTGTATTTAAAAACACCATGTGGAATATCATGAAGCAATCTGAGGATTACTTCAGTGACATTGGATACTTAACAGAAGCTGGTGAATCGTTTATTGGTTCTGTTAATGATGCATTGATTGACGTAACTGACTTTATCAAAAAGGCTAGTCTATATCGTCATAACGACAAGGCATTAAATTCTGTACGCGGGATGTCTACTGATGCGCCTGTAGTTTTAGTAGGGCGCAACTCTCCTGAAGCAAGAGCAATGCAAGCGTTCTATGACACCGTTGTTCAAACTGCACCTGATGGTTCTTCTGATGCTGAAGCTCGCTTGTATGCAAAGCGTGTATATCGTCGCATTTACGATGTGATGAATAATTTTGATGCAACTGGTGTTAATAAGGGTATGTCACTTGAATCTATTGCTGACATGCTTGAATCAGATCCTATGACTACAGATGCTTCAAGTTACTTTGAGATTGATGTTGATGGACAACCAGTAAATGTATTGCCAATATTGAACACTATGTTCAGCAGTGGGTTATTACATATCAGTGAAACATCTGCTGGTGAATTTGGAAACGAAAGAGTTGTAAGTCAAGATCAAGAATTTGAAGATACGTTTAATGACACAGTCTTATCCTTAAATAGAGGATTTGACATTACATCCAATAACCGTTTAGATCAGGGAGCTGCAAGTGTTGCTGCAGGACATGTAATGAACTTATTGTTCAAGCATGTGTACAGTAAGCCATCACAGCAAAAAGATTTCTTACAGAGATTACAGTCGGAAGATATCAATGTACGTGCACGTGCATTAAGTGAAGTCCAGTCAGTTGCATTGTTGAGCGATCTGCAATCTCGTGAAATTGGACGAGCACTTTACAATTGGCAGGAGTTTAAAATCATCGGTGATTCTTTTGCACAGAAGAATAACGTGATTATTGAACATGAATCTGGTGCTACATTCAGGGTATCTTTGACAGACAATTCTGTGTCCTCTGTTCATAAAGATCCATTTACTGGAACATGGATTGACGGTGACCACTTAAATGATCGAGTATCCCTCTATAAAACAGAGGCATCTGATGCACCACGCAAGAAAGCAAAGGGCGATGTTGTTGAGGATATTACTCAAGACCAGATTATAAATATTCTTTCTGAAACTGAGCGCAATGAATTGGCTACGCGAAAGTCAATTATTATTGCTCGCCCAATGTCTATTGAAGATCTGATTAATAATAACGCTGAGGCTGACACAACATCAGGACTCCGGTTATACAAAGTTGATGCAGTTCGTAAAACACAATCATTAGGTGGTATTCAGGCTACAGAGAAAATTGGCATCTCTTCTGAAACTGGGATGTCATTTACGGCTACCGAACTGGCTAACCCATATAAGTCTGTATATGAAGACGGAAGCAATAATCAAGATATTGCTAGTCAAAACCCACGACTTCTTATAGACACTGTCTTCAAAAACAATATTCTTAATGATAAACAACGCGAGGCTGTAGGCAATAAGAAAATTGTGCCGATGCAAGTTCATGTTGCAAAGCTATTGACATCTCAGGAATTACTTAGGGGGTTAAAAGAAGGCACGTCATTAGAATCATGGATGGAGAACTCAAAGAAGTTAACAACAGTGCGAGAAGCATTCTTTGAAGCAGAAAACGGAAGTGTGTACAAAGAGGTTAGCTCAGCTGTTGTCAAGTCTGACGAGGGAAGTACTTGGATGTCATCTGGTTACGACATGGCAGATGTTGAAGATATCATGCCTGACCAGTACAAGCATGCTATGGATCCCGGCTTTGAGATACCTGAAAAGTTTGCAGATGACCCCGGTGTTGTACAAGCGTATAGAGAATTACAGGCAACTAGGTTTATTAAAGAAGCTACGACTGTACCAGCAGAACCTAAGAATCTTGTGATCCACAATGATGACACAATTAATGGAGTGCACTCTTCATCACAGGTAAAGGGAGATACTTTATACATCTCTATTCCAACACGTGTATTTGAAGAGACTGCATCCGCGTTGTTTAGTACTTCATCTAGTCCAACTCCGGGCGGACCAACAACAACTCCTAGTGTTGTAAAGTTAGCACCCGGACAGATGTCTAAGATGCCTTGGTACAAAACAAAAAAGGGACGCGCTGTTAGTAGTGTTCTATCTGGTATATGGGTGGAGTTAACCAGCATTGCAAAAGCTGCTGTATTGAACTATGACTTTGGTCGTACATTCATTCAGAACTATGCATTAACATCAATGAACCCTAAGAATGCAATGATGCAGTTTTATGGACTAACAGCGATACTTCCAAACTTGCCATTTGGTAGTTCACCAACAACAGGTAAGGGTGGGTTTGGAAAATTAGTTGGTGCAATTTCTGGACATAGAAAGCTGGGTGCATACGGTGACAAGATGTATCACAGAATTGTTCAAGGTTTATTTTCTAAGTATGGAACACCGGGTAATGAAATACGACTTGGCATATTGCCATTTGGACCAAAGACTGAAGTTTTTGGATTAGGAAATCCCGGTAGTGGTAGAGCTTACACCATTGATGACCTTACAAAAGCTGGTTTAGTTACCGACTATGGACAATGGTTTGCAGAGGCTACTAAGTTAGCACTGATGAATGGTACAGATGTATATGATTATGCAATTCAAAATACAACATCTGAATCACTTGGAAGTGGAGTATTAGCTAAGTTACTACCTGCAGCAAACGCAATTGAACGCGGAAACTCTTTATCTACAGACATCTTGCGTATCAAGTCTTGGCTTGAATATGCAGCACAAGTAGACAGTAATATTTTGCTATCGCAATATCAGAAGATGAAGATGAAACAAGATCATGCTACACACATCAATGCTATTAGTGGTGCTCCAGCAGGATCTGATCCAGCACTTAAGCCTGTAGTTAAGAATATACTTGACTTTGGAAGAACAGTTATGAGTGCTCCGCAATGGCACAAGTCACAGGCTATGCAAACATTACTACCAGCATTCATTAGCATGGGATTAAAAGCAACAGCAAACAATGTGATTATGGGATTTAACAAGCATGCTGACCCACTTGGTATAGGAGATGGATGGGTTGACAACTACGCAGAACGTAGATTTTTCTCTCGCGGAAAAGAATCTTGGATACAGACTGCTCGTGTGTTTGCAAACATGGTAATGCAAACAGCAATACTTGGCATGGTGTCTAATATCTTAAGTCAATATATAGACAACAAAAGATTCTTGGCGCAAAATAAAACACCAACTGATTGGAATGACTTTGCTACAATCTTTGGTTATAACCACAAGAAATTCCAAGGCGTTGCTGTAGGGCCTAAGCTTTTTGATAATTTGAATCCTATGAAGGAAGGTTTTGGTAAGTTACGATTATTCAATAGTGTTCTATATGATTTACCACAATCAGCAACATTCTTTAACCGCACATTAGTAGAGCCATTCCAACGTGCTAGTAAAGCAACAAGTACAGACGAGGCATTACGCACTTATTTTGAATCAGTTGCACAAACAACTTTCTTTTCTAAGTTAACATCCCTTGCTGGATATGCAAAGACTGCAGCTACTGGAAAGACATTTACTGGCGCACCTGCATTACAGCAAAGTAAGGGTTACGATGTTATGCGTGAAGGACGTATAAAAATACCTTTCAGCCCAATGACGATTATGGATCCAGTGTACAGAGCTGCATTGGGTGAGAATGCATCAGAGTTATCGTTATCTCTTACAAACGTACAGTATCAATCGTTTATGAATGACATTGCAATATATGATGCTATTACTAAGGGCACAGGTGATAACGAATTATCAGATACATTAAAGTGGTCAATGTATTTAAGACTATTTGGTGTCAACTCTCGATTCAATAACTACGCTTTGAAAGATCAGATTGATGAGTTACGTTTAAATGGATTATTCTACGATCTTAAGGAAGCAAGTCAATATCCAAATGCTCCTGAGATTGCATCAAAATATGGCATGCGTGGAGTAGTTTCTGGTATTCCTGACAGTGCGCCTCAAGATCAAGCTCGTATGATGTATCAGCTGCCATCAGAGAAAACTAAATCGTTATCTAAGTTGGATAAGAAGAAGTTTGCTGAAGCTGTAACTAAATCACCAGATCTTAAAATCCCATTAAAACCTATTCTTCCAAGTGATGAAAAACAAGGCCCATCAATAATGGAACAAGCATTACAAGAAGAAGAAGAACGCATGCAGAGAAAAAATTTAGAGCGAGGACGAAACCGATATGACTACTAATGCTGATTTGTTTATTTCTATTGCAGAAAAATACATTGATGTATCTGAGCAACCAGTTGGTAGCAATCGTGGCCCACTGATTGATAGGTGGAACACAAATGTGCATGCACCATTAGGTAGCTTTTGGTGCGCGTCATTTGTAAGTGGGATTGCAATGGAGTGGGAAGATAAGAGTGGTTTGGATTGGCCATTATGTTTCAGTGCAGACTGCGATGTCTGGTTAGCTGTTGCTAAGAAATATGGTGTATTGCATACAACACCTATGGCTGGTGATTTAGTCATCTTGGTAAAGACTTTAAACAATGGACATCAAGATGCATTTCACATTGGGATTGTTGAAGGAAAAGATGAGAATGGTATTTGGAAATCCATTGAGGGGAATAGTAATAACGATGGAAGTCGCAATGGATATGAAGTAGCCCACCGACCACTATATGGAAATCGTAATAAAAACGCGGTCCGTTTTATACGTCCATGGTCATTGATTCAAGCTGGGCAGGATTGGAAGATTGTGTACGGAGACAACCACATTGTTGCCTTATTGCAGAATGGAAAGACATACGCGCCTGTGCGTGACTTTGTTCGGCTTGTCGCTGGGGACAATGTCGTACTTGCTTGGGAAGATGGGCCAGTGATCAATGGTGAACCACTGGCCGTTCAGTGTATTCTACGAGATGGTAAATCATATGCAGCAATCAGAGATCTTGCTCGTAGTTTTGATCTTGATTGCATCGCCAATAGTGACCAAAAGAAAGTCTATCTAAAGAAAAAATCCTCCTGATGAAAACTCTGTAAACTTTGCGAACCGGGGTTCAAACTGTAGTAGTGAGACCCCGGTCTTTCCATTTCTGTTTTTAGCAGTAATGACTTCAGCCTTATCGGCTTCTTGTTCCTCATCACCAGATTGCTTCTGCTCGTAGTAGCCAGCTCTATATATAAACTGGATGACATCAGCATCTGATTCAATGTCTCCAGATTCTCTTAGATCTGACATCATCGGCCTCTTATCTTGTCGTTGCTCTACTGCTCTAGACAGGCTCGATAGTGCAATGACGGGACACTTGTATTCACGGGCAATATCTTTTAGCCCTCGACTGATCACGCCAATATCACGTGTGCGATTCTCTGACTTATATGACGCTGGCATGGCAATCATCTGTAAGTAATCAACAACCACCAAGCCAACATGAAAAGATTTTTGTGCGTCCCTGATGGCATCTCTGATTCCTCCAAGGGTGACAGTCTTATCTGCGATAATCCTAACATGAAGTGTCCTAGCCTCCTGTGCTACGGCTTGTAGCTTATCCTTCTGATAGTTATTCAGTTTCTTTGTCTGTATAACTTGGCTATCCACTTCACTGTAGATTGAAAGCATACGTGCAGTTACCATGTCTTTCGACATCTCTGCGCTGATAATCAATACTCCTGTCTTCTTTTCTAGTGTCCGCATGAACCTAGCTGCATTCCATGCATATTGTAACCCAAGGCTTGACTTTCCCATAGACGGACGACCACCTAAGATGATCAACTCACCATCGCGCCAGCCCCCAGTAATTAAATCGACCTCACTGTAACCAGACCCAATGGAGAAGTCTTCTTTATCAGCATCTCTAGACACAGCGTCGGTTGTTGTGTCCCATATTAATTTAGATAAATCTTCAGATGCGTTTCCGGAATTGGTATACGAAACAGATTTATTTAAATCAGCGATGATCGAATCAACATCATCATCTCCAAGCGAGGCCTTCTTGCTTGCTAACTCTGATGAGAATATTATTTCTCTCCGTCGATGATACTCGACTACTAACTTGACATAACTCTCGTAGTTAGATGTACTTGGTAGCAACTCCGCACACTGCATGATGTAGCCAAGTCCACCACAAGCCTCTAGCGCATTATGCTTTGTTAGTTCTTCATTTACAGTAACGATATCAATGTCTTGACCAGCTGCATCGATTGCAACATATGCATCCCATATGAGGCTGTGTGAGACCCTGTAGAACATACCTTTGTTGATGTGCGAGAGACTCTTGAATAACTTCTTTCCACCAAGAAGAACAGATGCTATAAGTGATTGCTCACTCATAACATCTGAAGGTATTTCAATGTTGAAGCCAATGCTTCTAAGATTTTGTTCTTTGCTCATTCATGTATTCCGTTAGCCTAACGATGTGTACTTCATTAATTACTTCTTGTAGCGATTGCCCTTTGATAGGTGGTTCTACTCTCCATGCTTGATAGCCTCCAGTCTTTCTTAGAACGAGTCTAACTGTAGGATGCAGCTTGTCAGCAGGTACCCCTAACCTCAATCCCTCACCGATGTCATACGTAACAATATGTGGTTGAGCATCACCAAACTTCTCAATGGCCACGCTGAGCAACACTTCTGATGGAGTAGGACGAAACTTACTACGTGTAAGAAGCCGTAATGCTCCACCTTTAATGTCTTCATCGTTGAGACCATTGATTGCTACCCTGTATACCGTCTCACTTGTATCGTTCCATGTGATCGAACTAGGTAGTTGCGAAAGAATCGCTAGTAATTTATCCGTTGCTGTCATTGAACCAGTCCTCTATCTTTACGCCTATCTTAGGCTTACCGTACGTTGATGCCGCGTGTGTTTCCCAATGCTTCCACAAAGAGCGAACCGTGATCATCTCTTGGTTTGTCCACTTACCTTTGAGTGTGTTCACGCGCTCAATGACGCTGTCTTCTGTTACACCAGCCTTGTGCATCTGCCAGATTGTTAACCGAACATCTTTCCATTCCTTGTCGGTAATTGCTGACTCAGACACTATCCCCCACCGCGCAACTTTAAATGCTTTGTATAACAAGAACGCTGGATCATCTTCCTTTACGAGTTCCTTCTTCTCTTGCTTGACTGAACTGACCTTTGTTTCAGGGTCATGATCAATTGAATCTGGAAATAACTTGTATCCATTACTTGTTGTTCTCCCGTTGGAAGAAGTTCTAGAATTGATTTCCAATAATCGTTTATCGTTAATCTTCATCCCAGTCAGATAATGCAATGCATTTCTAACAGTTGCTTCTGAAAGCCCAGTGCATTCAGTAAGTCTTTTGATACTAGGCCAACAATAACCCTCATTGTCTACATGCATTACGATAACCATGAAAACGACAAACCCTGATGGAGTAAAGTTAGTTATATGGTCTACAAGTAATCTATCTATCTGTACAAATCCAGATGCTTTTTCACCGGATAAGCCAAATGACTTTCCGTTGAACACTGTTATCATTGTTATTTCCTATATGGGCATGACGCACATACGTCTTCTTTTTTGTTTGATGCTGACTTAGTTAATATCTCACTTGCCTCATCGGCTGTCATGCCGTCGGGGACTTTAACAGTAACTCTTTTCTGTGGTTCTACATCACCAGTCAGGACTGCAACTATATCACTGGCAGACATTTGTTGTGAGTAAGCAGATAGTAATATTTCTTTTTGTTGATCAACTGGAAGCTTAGCAACTACACGGTGATGTGACCAGCTAAGTCCTGATACACGGTTGTGATGAGGTATTGATCCACTTACCCATGCCCAGTTGGCTAATGACTGGTATGCATATCCCGTGGCATCCATTGCTTGAGAATACTTCTCACCATATTGTGTTTGTCCATAATTTAATGCGTCACCAATGCCAAATTGAAATGCAGTCTCAAGTCTTTGCAGTGTTTGCATTAACTTGTACCAATCATCAAATTCTAAATCTTTAAGGAATGTAATACCTACATCTGAAACTAAAATCGAACTAGGTAAGTTTCCAATACGTACAATCTCTTCGTTCATATAATTCTTTCTATGCCACAAAAGGCCACGAGGTATTAACTCGCGGCCTTCTATGTTTGGTTGTTGTTGACTCCGTTTGAATATAGTTACAGAGCAATCAATCTTACTCTTCTACCTCAGTTGCTGTCAACGTTTTAATGCTGAAGTTTTCAGATGCCTCTGTCATACTAAACAACTCTGGATACTCTTCAACCAGTGTGAGTTGTACTTCTTTTGGTATCTTGCTTTTGTATACTTTATGCTCAACCTTTATGGCGTCAAGCGATAAGGGAATAACATATGCTGCCTTCTCTTCATTAAGTATAGAAAACGTAGGAGCTGATGTGCGAAATGCTACTTGACCCCATGGGCACTTCCATGTCTTAGACTTGCCAGTTAGTTGCTGTTTAGCAAAGTCTGCAATCTGTAGGCCATAACGTGCTTGTAACCATAGCACCTTGCGTTCCTTGTCCTTGACCATGGACTTATAACGCTCTACTACTGATTGCATAGCCAGTTGCTCTGCCTTTAATTCAGTCTCGTATTTTAGTAAACGCTGTAAAGCTAAAAGAACGTCATCTTCTGTTTTAAGTTCCTCACCTAACCAGCCGTCAACTGGACCGGCATATTCGCCGGTCTCAATCTCGTAGTAACTATCGCCAATGATGTCAAACTTATTTGGGTCCAATTTAATCCTCCTCTGCCAAGAACACCGACTCTGCTTCTTCCGGTGTATTGAAACCTTGCAGTACTTCTACGACAAGGCGTAAATTTTCTTCTGTTGTATCAATGTTGCCAGCCAATTTAGTAAATACACGCTTCATGTCTGATGGCGTAATACCAGAACCCCAGATTCGCTTGCACTCTAAACCAAACTGCTTACCCGGTGTAAGTGTGGAAGTCTTACTTGGTTGTGGTGCATCAACAATACGCATATCACCCGCTGGTGTAACTGGCTCCTCTAACTCTTGAGCAAACAATGTGCCGTATCCACACAAGGCCAATGCTCGCCCAATGGCGCCCGTTTCTGCCTTCTCGCGGTAATCAGCAAAGTGCTTCTCATGCTCTGTCTTATGAGCAGTTGCAATACATATGTGCTGCGGATGACATATCTGAGCATGAAATGTACAATAGTCAGCACCGGATAAATCCGGTACTGCTTTTGTTATTATGCTCCATTCTGGGTGGTCTTCTCTAAACCAAGCAATGCGAGCTGCGACTGGCAAGTACTGCTTGCCCTTTAAGTTGATGAAATGATCTCTAGGATTAAACATTATCGTGTTCTTTGTTTGCTTTCCGTCCATGCTTACTTAGTAGTAATGAAACGCTTGGACTATATACTTTTCCATTTACGTTGTAGCTTGTTGCCATTTTAGATAGAACTAACAATGTATATGCAACAATAACGTAATCACCAACAGCTAATTTATCAATACATTCCTCACCAACGTGTTTATAAATTGAAGTCATCAATTCAAATGGGTCTAAATCTGCAAATGGATTACCATTATTATCAGTTATTGGAGACTTAGCTTCTTTGTCTACAGCAATATGCCATAGCATTGCGGCATCTGGATACATGACATCAGGGCATGTAAGTGTTGATGCTTTTGTATTTACTATGTTAGTTGACTTGATCAACATTGGTTCTCCATCAAGAACTATTGCTGGAGATACATGGGCTAATATGTGAATTGATATTGGTTTAATGTCATAGTCTTTAGGATTACTAAAATCTTTTTCAACATTACTCTGTGCGTCCCATGCGGAACTCCAACAGCAGACTAAAGACCAGCCATTTTTAGAAACGTGTGCTATCGCGCCATCTTTTTCTGCTACATAAACATAATGAAATGGATCATATGTTAGGTCGCATCCATGATTGCTCTCACTAAATGGGAACACATCATAATTCATAATTTACATTCTCTTTCAAACTTTGATTCTACTTTTCGCATTGCGTTAATTACGTCATCTACATTTCTGCATATGACTGTCATGTTTTCATTAGCTATTAATTGTTGTGCTTCTCTTACTGATCCTTTCTCCGTTTTTAATTCAAGGCCCACACCAATTGGTATGGGCCAGTCCTTGCAGTGGATATATAAGTCAGGTGCACCTACTGTATTACCTTGCCATCCAGTAGCATATTGAAACGTGCCACATGAACGACATCGCGTCTTGCCTCTTGACTTACCAATCTCAATGACTGTGTATCCACATGCTCTCAACATCATGCAAACTTGGCTTTGAAATACTGCTTCATCATTTCGTCTTCTCATATCCTAATGATATATGCGTGGTACACATATATCCCGATGATGATTAAGATTAGAACGCAGCCCATACCGCCTTTGATTGCTTCATTTAGATCTGGATCTTCTTCCATGTATATATTCCCAAACTTGTTTTACATATTTAGTAGATGATGTTCCATCAGGGAATACGGAGAGCTTATCTAGTTCTAATGCTATACGTGCAGCCAATGGCGTCGGCGCACGTAGTACGTGTTGTAGTACTTGAGGATAGAGTAATGATTGTGTAAGACTGTGACATACATTAGGTTGCATGTCATTCCATTTATGAGACGCAAACCATTCATACTCATCTGTCGTAACACTTACGTTCGCGTTGAACATTATTTCCTTTCTTATTGAGTCGTTTAATATATATTT